TGTGAAATCCATAAGGGACATAATATCTGCCGGTGATGTAGCCGCTTCCGGCATTGGCCAGGGCTGCGATTTCTTCGGCGGTGAATCTCGCCTCGGCCGCCCCGCTGGCAGAATACCCTCGGACGGAATCGCCGGGCGCCGGAGTGGCGGCGGTCTGGTCGGCGGTGCCTTTGGCAAAAGTCGCGAGCGCCCCGGCGGTCAGGCGCAGTTCAACCTTGCTGCCCGCCGCCCATGTCGCCGCCGTCGTACCCTCTTGAGCCCGTGTGATCGTCAGCACATCTCCAGAGCGAGCCGTCAGTTTGACGATCTCCCACGACGTTTCGGATCCGGCCTGAGTCAGCGTCAGCAGGGCATAATCGCCACCAGACGGCGACGGGAACAACGCGCCAGCCCCCGTCAGAACGGTAAGCGCCGGGTCGGACGCGGAAATGCCCGTCACCAGGACCGAGGTCGCATTGTTTGCGAAAAGCTGGGTCATGACGCCCCCTTGGCTTAGGACGGCTCAGGTGGGTCAATGATGCTGAGCTTTGCGCCCTTGACGAGGCAGGTTCCCTGTCCAGCAAACGTCTCGGCAAGGACGAGATCCAACCCAAGGAATACGCCCCCCGTCGCGGCCGACCAGAACCCGACGTGCGAAACTGATGTGCCGGGAGGGACATCAAACGACACGGTCCCGCTCATCAGCATATCCTCGCCATTCGGCGCGCTGAAAGAGACTGCTTTGCGGGCATAGGCCGGCGAGCCGCCCCCAGACACTTCGTTCGCGCCGGTATTGCCCGGTGCGGCAGTGTGCAGAGAAGCATGGGTGATCGGCGTGGTCGGGGCGTCGCCCTTCATCGCAGCCAGCATGAGGGCTTTACCGTCGGGGGAGAATGGCATCGTTTTTTCCAGTCTTGCATCGCTAAGGGAGGGGAAGGCTATCGCGCCTGAATCTCGTAAACGGCGATCACATCGCCGGCATATTCCGGGCGGACATTAACAATCTGGCGCTCGACGCCAGTTTATGTCAGCCTCAAAAAGTTGCGGTAATATCGACACGCCAGTCGATCTGAACCGGGGCGATCTGCCATGAATGTAGTGTCCCAGCCGACTCACTGGCAGTGACGCCATCCACCCCGCGATAAGCTGTCATCAAAGAAATCTCGCGGATCGTGACTGGATAGCCGGTGGCGGTGAATATTGTGCCGTTGCGGCTCTCGTCGGCGCGGTAGAGCGGAGGAATCTGCCTGGCAATGGCTTCGGCTGCGTCAATCCCGTCGCTGAACGGTACATGAACCAGGATGCCGAATATTCCCCGTGCCCGGCGGATGCCGAAATACAGTTCGAACCGCTTCTCGCGGGTCAAATAAGTTCTGATGAATGGCCCGGTGGGGTCTTCGCCCTCGCCGACGCGCGACACCGGCAGGCCCGCGAAGGCCGAGCCGAGGCGGCTTTCAAGCGCGGCGCGGATGGCGGATTCGTCGATCATTTCAGGCGTTCCCAGCCACCCGGGGTAAGCCGCCAAAGCGCCTTCAAGTCTCCCGGAATTTGGTTGCCCCATAGGTAACGGGGATGAGGATTCCTTTCTCCATGGCCGACTCACTTTCTGAGTTGACATTCCCACCCAAGCGTCGCGGCCCCCCAGGTCTTGCGGCTAATCGACAGTACCCGATAGGTCGCGCCGTCGATGATCGCCTCGTGCCCGATGGCCGGGGTAACGGAGCAGCCCTGGGCCGCGACAATCGCCCGCATGTCGCCGGCCTGGACGCCGCCGATCAGTTCCTTGGCGGTGTATTCGGCGACCCGGGCGGTGACGCTGGTGTCGGCGGCAAAGGTCAGGGTGACGGCGGATCCGACCGCAATGTCAGCGGCAAGGGCCGGGGTGATTGGGACGGAGGTGAAGACGTTGCTGGTGGCCGACACGGGGTTGGTGACGGTATAGGCGGTTCCGGCGATGGCGATCTTGTCGCCCGCAATTAGACGGCCGATGGCATAGCCGGCGCGCACGGCCAACGCCGTTGCGCCAGCAGTGGCGGCGGCTAGGGTGACGGACCCGGTGACGGTCGGCGGCGATTGCGTCACACCCGTGCCGGTCTTGGTGCGCCAGGACAGCGGGGCGCCGGAGCGGGATACCACCGAATGGAAGCCGGCGGGGGTCATGTCGCCACCGGGACGCGGAAGTTGTCGATCAGGTCGATCACGTCGGGCGGGAACGCCGCGCCGTCGGCGCGTGGGTCGCCAACGATGTAGTCGGTGCGGCCGACGCCCTCGACTATCTCGCTCTTGATAAACGGGTCGCGGCGGCGCTCGGAGTAGCGCGCCCAGACAAGGCGAGAGCAGGCGTCCTCAAGCTGGGGCGGCAGGTCGGCTGCGCCGCTCACGGGCGCGGCATCGGGAAGGTTGTAGCCGGCACTATACTTCACGACGATGGGGACGGCCTGCCAAACAATGGGCACCCCAGAAGCTCCCAGGCGCACAAGCTGACCGTGTTCCGGCACTGATAAATAGCTGGCACCGTCGGTCAGGACCGTTTTGTTCTCCACAACGCTGTCAATGGCAACCAGAGGCCACGCCGAAAGCTGGAGCTGGGCAACCCCACCCGTGACCTGATAAGGGTATGGGTCGCTGGATGGAAATATTGAATCCATCAAGGATTGGGTGCCGAACACCCGGTTGCAGTAGTTGGCTATCGTAAAAGAGCATCGATCAATGGATCGTAATAAAAAAGAATTATCGGCCGTCCCATTGATTCCCCAGTCATCCTTTACTCTCGCGAGTGTTGTTAAGCAAGCCGATGTCGGAGGAGTTAAAATTTTGGTTATAATGGCGATGCCCACGTCAGTATAGCCCGGTGATGTTGGTGGCGGTGGTGCCGGTCGCCAGCACCTGCGTCACGCGGATCGGAAGGAGGGTTCCGGCGACGACGCCGGTCAGGACGACGGATGCCCCATCAGCAAAAGTCACAGCGAGGTTCCCTGCGCCACCCACGAACACGGCGCGCGTCGGCTGCGAGAAAACCGTCGTGTCGCTTTTGGTGATGGCAAACCCGCCAATCAGCCGGTCGCCCAGCGTCGGGAATTGGCCCTGGAACAGATCGGCCATGATTTACCCCTTGGTCCGATAGCCCTTGGCGGGCTTGGTTGCTGCGGTTCTGGCTACCCCTTCGGCCGGCGGCCAGGGTGACGGATCAGACGCCTCTCCGGCCGCAAGAAGGGTGGCGGCGACATCGTCGGGCACGGGCACGCGATCGCCCGCCCGCCACGGCCGCATGTCGGTCATGAAGGTCACAAGCTGCATGTCGGGGCTCCCCAAAAAAGAGGCCCGGCCATGCGTGCCGGGCCATCATAGTCAGGCCGGCAAGCGGTCGTGACCCGCGAGCGTCGCAACAGCCACCAGCGACGCGGTATCGGTCGCGGTGTTGGACAGGTCGGGCGTGAAGGCAATGCGGACATAGCGTTTGGCGCTCGACAGATCAACGTCGAACGCGGTCACGCCGGTCTTGGTTCCCGCGCCGGTCGCCACCACGCTGGGATCGGTGAAGGTGGCATAGGCGGTGGCGTCCCAAGTAAAGCCGTCGGCGGACTGGTAAATGGCAACCGTGCCGAGCGACAGCGTCTTGGCGGCGGTCAGAACGGTGGACCAAGCAACGGCAAAACGAGCCGACAGCGCGAGCGACCCGGTCAGCGGGTCGAGGCGATCCACCGTGGCTCCGGTGACGGCGGTGGCATCGCCCGACCCGCCAGCGGTAGCGGAGACAAAAGGGGACGCGATAACGGAACGCAACAGCGCCCCGATGTTTTTCTGGGTGACGATGTCGGCCATGATGGCCAGTCCTTTCGCGCTGACGGGGCCTGCAATACGCCGGCCCCGGGGTTGTGGTTAGAGGATGGCCGGGGCCCAGCGCACGCCCTGGATCACCGCAGCGGCGGCGTCGTGGCGAAGCTGGAAGTCGTGCTCGGCGATGGCGCGGATCAGGGTCTGGTCGTTCTGGAACGCGCTGTAGGTATTGCCGTCCGAGCCGACGTAGCTGCCCTCGCGCGACACCGCCAATTCGAGCTGCATCGAGTCGAGGATCATGTATTCGGTCATCTCGACCAGGAACACAAACGACAGATCCTTGTTGGTCCCGCTGGCGTCCCAGTAGTTCGTGCCGATCTGGGTGGTGGTGAAGACGGGGTAGCCGGACAACGTGCCCTTGCTGAGTTCGTCGCGGTAGACGTAGACGCCCAGCGAATTCTGGACGTTGTAGAGGAAGTTCCGCGAGCGCGGATGCATGAACCACACGCGCTTGGACGCCGGGACGTTGGCAGTGTCGAGACGGTTGACCGCGCCACCGAGTTCGGCCGCCACGGTGGCCAGGGTGTAACTGGCGGTCGAGGTGATGAAGTTGCCGCCAGTGGTGTTGGTCGAGTCGGAACCGTTGACGGCCATCGTGCTGTTGGCGCTGGTGGACCAGTTGCCCAGCGTGCCGGCGCCCTTGCCGACCCAGCCATTGGCGAACGACAGCAGGCCGCGCGGCGCATCCTGCGAGCCGTCGCCAAAGAACCCGGCCGCGTCCTGTTTCAGGCCGACTACCTTAACCAGGTCGTCGCGAACGAAGGCGTCCACCGCCGGATCGGCGTAGCGCATCATGTCGTTGGACACCGGGACCAACGCGGTCAGCTTCTTGAAACTGGCGACGATGTTGTTCAGGCCCTGCTGGCTGGCGTCGATTTTCCGCGTCTCGCTGCCGTAGCTGGCGGACGCCGCCGCCGCCTGGCCGGGTAGGTTCATCGTGCCGCGCGGCATCGGAATGGTACGCGGGCCGGCGGCGCGGAGCACGGCGCTCGGGCGCAGCAGTTCGATGATCTCGTTCATATAGTCCGGCGGAACGATGAAGCCGCCGCTGGCGCCGACGCCGGTAAACAGCGCCTTGGTGACAGGGTGGTTCTCGCCGTAGAGGTCGGTCGCCGCCGCGCGCGCGCCGTAAAGGTTGCCGCCGAGGGCAAGTGATTTGACCACGCCGCCGAAGACGATGCTGCGGGCCGATCCGGTGCCGAAGCCCTGCTTCTCGGCCAGCTTGCGGGCAGCATCGTCGCTGACGTAAGCACTGGCTTCGACACTGGCCGCCGCTTTGGCGCCAGGAGCCAGTGGGGCGTCCTGGCCAGGGACGGGCTGAGCGGTCGCAGCGGCGGCGGCCTGCGCGGCCTTGATGCACTCGACCTGCTCATCGAGCGCCTTGACTTCGGCCTCGCGGCCCCTGAACTCGGCAACCTGTTCGGCGGTCATGGTATCGCCGCCAGCCAGGGCCGTCATCTTGTCAACGACCGTGCCGCGCTTGGCGAGCAGGTCCTTCACGGTGACAGGCATGTGATTTTCTCCAAAGAAAAACCCCGCGTGATTGCGGGGTTCCAATGCCTTGCCCAAGGGCTGGCGAGGGCGGCCCGGCTGGCGCCGGGGTTTTTGGTTAGGCGGCGGATCGCGACAGACCCGCAAGCGCCACTTTGCAGCGGAAATGCTCCATTTCCAGGGCCTTGGCATCGCCGGATTGTTCGACCTGGGCAAGAACGCCGGTCAGCTTGTCGGATGTGCCGCCGATCAGCTCGACGGCGGCCTTGATGTCACCCTCATTGGCGGACGACAGCGCGCGGCCAGCCTTAATAATCGAGCGGAACGATTTCAGCTTGGCGACGGCGCAGGCCTTATCCTCACCGGCTTCTTCCGCCAGCAGTTCACCCACCTCTTCAGCGGTCATGGCGATCAGGGTCTCGCCAAGCTGGCGCATCGCATCAGCCAGCATCGCCGGAACCGGGCTGTCGTCGCCCTCGTATTCGGCTTCCCACTCGGCCGATTCCTCGATGTAGCCAAGGTCGGCCAGCAGATAGGCGAGGTTGGCGACGGTGTAGAGGCCCTTCACCTTGAGTGGCGCGGCGGCCTTGGCCTTGGGCATCGACTTCTCTTCCAGCATGCGTTGGACGACGGTCGCGTCCTGGTTTGCGGGGACGTTGCAAAACGACAGCTCAAGGAGTTCGACACGCTTGAACTGCTGCGGCCCGCGCGGCTGCGCCGCGGCCATCGGCTCGAAGTCGATCGGGTCGAAACCAATCGAGACGGTGCTGATCGTGCCGGCCTTGACCTTGGCGCAAATCTTGTCGGCCAGATCGTCGATGCCCTCGGGCTCGAACACCACCCGGGCGAAGAGATTGCCATTGATGATTTCGGGGTAGGCCCGACCGAGAGCGGGGGTCTTTTGGTCGTGTGCCCAAAGCACCGGCACGCTTGCCGGGTAGGAGATCCCGCCCTGGACAATAACTTCGCCGTCGCGATCAACGGAGGCGCTGGAGCACTGAACGCGGACCTCACGCGGGCCAAGTTCCTCGGCCTGAGCCCCAAACGCCTTGTGGATGGTCGTCATCCCTATTCCTTCCTTTCTCGGCTCAGCTCGGCTCGGCGCCGTCGGTCGCGTCGGCCGGCAATTCGCCGCTCGACGGCCGACCGGCTCCATCCGGCGCGGTGCCGGTGGCGTCGGACCCGAGCGCGGCCATGTTGAGCGGGCGGAACACTTCCCCGCCCCCTTCGAGCGCGGCCATTCCCTCGGACGCACGGACCTCATTCGGCGACAAGAATCCGGACAGCAGTCCGATCCGCGCGTTGTTGAACCGGGTCTGAACGTCGGCCCTGAGCAGGCAGTTTTCGTCGAGATCGGCTTCGTATCCATCAAGATCGAGATCAAACGTCCGGGCCAGCTTCGATTCCCACCGCTCCAGCGCCGGCATGACCGCGTCAGAGACGTATTCCTGTTGCGCCTGGGCATAGGCCATGCCCTTGACGGTGTCGGCCGCTGCCAACTTCGAAAGCGGCATGCGGAAAAATCGGGCGACCTGGGCGACAGAAAGCTTCAACTGCTCGATGATCTGGAGATCAACTCCAGACAGGGACAACGCCTCCATTTCAATTCCGTCCTCCAGCACTGCCGTGGTCCCGACATTCTGGACGCCGGAGACAAACGCCTGCCAGGACGCCTTGAGTCGCTGCCCAGCCTCCTGCGTCAACTTGCTCTTGCTTTTCAGTACGACCGACGGACGTGCTCCGTTGCCAACCCAGCGGCTGCATTGCTGGTTCAGCGCCATGTCGAGGCCGATGGCGTCGCGGGCGAGTCCGATCGTCGAAGCGGCAACCAGCATGTTGAAGGTCAGGCCGCGCAGGTGGAGGATATCTTCCGCCGGAATCGCCGCTGGGAAGCCACTTAGAACGGAAAGCTGGAACAGGCCTAGGCGGTTGACGTTGTAGAAGATCGACCCGTCCGTTGCTTCCATCACCATGACGGCGTCGGGGTTGATCGGGATCAGTTCGACCGGGTTGCCGCGCCGGTCACGCAGAATTGCCGCATAAGCGTTACCCCGCAGCGCGACGGCCGCCTCCATCTGCTGGGCAAACTCCAGCCACGTCTGGATGCGATTCGGGCGCACGAGCAGGGACGCCACCGGGTGTTCTCCGGGCTTGACCTCCGTTTTCGTCCCGTCGCCATTGATCTTGAGCAGTCGAGGGCGGCAGCGGGCTACATCCTCGGACCGGATCATCACGCAGGCGTGGACGGCCGAGACCGTCATTGCCGTGGACTGCGAAATCTGCATCCCCGACGCACTGGGAATCGAGCCGAGCGGCGGAATGCCACCCTGGCTCACGACCCCGGCCGAGGCTTTGACGGTAGGCGGCGAGAAGCTCTTGAACAGGCTCATCACGGCCCCCTGTCGGCGATGGCGGCGGCGATCAGTAGCACGCCTGCTACGATGCAGCCGGCCGGCTCGTAGATCTGCGCCGCGCCCCAGGCGACCAGACCGGCCCCGCCGATCAGCGTGCCATTGTGCAGCAGCGCGGGCATGGCGCGCGCCACCAGCGCCACAGCCTGTCCGGCGCGGAAGAGGATGCGGTCGAGCATGGTGGGTCCGATCAGAAAATCAGCAGGCCGTCGGGGCGGGCGGTGGCGTCGTTGTAGATGGAGGGGCCACCCTTCGGCGCCGGATTGCGTTCCATCAACTTCGCCGCGTCGAACATCGCCATCAGCGGGTCGATCTTCGAGTAGCCCGACGCCTGCTTGGTCACAAGAAAGGCGTTCTTCGTCGGCTCGATCCGGGCATTGCTGACGCACCAAGCCATCAGGCGCTGGCCGCAATGGCGGAATGTGCCATCGATCAGCTTGCGCTCAACGCCCTTGATCGCCCCGGTCAGGACATAGCCCTGCGAGATGCCGGCGACCTGCTGGCCGTCCTGCGTGACCTGGATTTCCGCCAGGGCATCGACAATGCCGGCCAAACCGATCGTGTCGAGCCCGACGCAATCGAGCAGCCCGGTGTCCAGCACCCGGCGGACAATCTCCATCGCGCCGTCCAGATCCTCGGGATATTCCCGGATGATCGTCAGGTCGCCGTCCTGCTCGAAATCACGGTATTCGGCGACGTTGGCCTTGCGACGCTCCAACGCCTTCGGGTGCGCCCAGGCGTGGCCCCAATGCAGCCAGCGGCGGGTTCCCTGCTCGCGGCCGATCACCGCGAGGCCGAGCAGATCGTCAGCGCCACCGCCGTCGATCCCGATCGATACCACCTCGGACCGCTCAAGGATCGCATCGAGGCTCAGGCCGGCCTCGGCCGCCGCTTCCCAGTCGTTGGCGCCGGTCCAGCGGTCGGAGCGCAGCGCCAAGCCGATCTCGACATTGAGATGCTTGGCCAGGAAGCCCCGGACGCTATCCTCGCCGTTCTCCTCGGCCTTGGAGAACTCGTCCTTCAAGAACTCCCGATCGACCGACGCCCCGAGGTTGGGGTTCGTGATGTGGAAATTTTGCGGGTCTCGGTGCCCGCCCGCGTCAAGCATCGCTTGCGGGAACTCATACAGGACCGGCAGGAACCGCTTGTTCTTGATCCTGCCATCTCGGATGCCGCGCGCATATTGCAGCTTCTGGCGCATCACGCCGGCCGGCGGGTCGTTGCTTTGGGTCGTGAGGTAGATCACGAACCCTTCGGGGCGCGAGGCAAGTCCGCCGGTCGCCTCACGCAGCATATCCTCCGCGTGCGGCTGCTTTCCAAGCAGCCACAGCTCATCAACCAAGACGCCGACTGCTTTCTTGCCGCCGACCGTCTGGCTGTCAGCGGCCACCACCTTCAGCGTCGCGCCAGTACCGCGATGCGTGATCGTCCGGAGGTGGTCCTGCACCTGGCACAGGTCGGAAAGTTCCTCGTTCTTTCGCACCATGTCACGGGCCGGAAAGAACGAGTTGTTCGCCACCTCGATCGTCGGCGCCAGGATCAGAAATTCACCAGACTCGCGCCAATTGCGGATCAGCGCCGTCAGCATGATTCCGGCGGCAATCGTCGATTTCGAGTTCTTCTTGCTGATGAGCAGCAGGAATTCACGGATCAACCGCCGACCCGGCTCTCCGGCCGCGCCGTTGTGATCGTAGGCACCGAACACTGCGCCGACGAAATCAAACACCCAGGGGCGGCACGCCTCGCCCATCGTTGGACTACAGGGAGCATCGACGATGCGAAGCTCGCGGAACTGCGCCAGGGCCGAGGCCGCTTCGTCCGGGAACAGCGGCGGGCAGGGGATCAAAGATTCGCCCGCGACGATCCGGCGCTCCCAATCCGGGCAGGCAGTCTCCCAATCCATGGGCTACCTCTTCGTGTTGTCGATCGCCAGCTTCGGCGGGGCGGGGGCGGCGAACTTACCCCGGGCCGCTTCCTTCGCCGCTTCGGCCCTCTGCTCTTTCTTGCCGGGCACGGCATCGGCAATGCGGGAGTCGGTGAAGGGCAAAACGGCCTGCATGGCCCTCAAGCGGCTGTCGAGATCGACACCATCGTTGTTGATCACCCACATGGCGAATTCCTTCGCCGTCTTGAAGACGGGCGATCCGGCCGGGGCGGCGTCAAGAACCGCCGCCATGGCTTTGATTTCCTTTGTTGCCTTGGTGCCTTTCGGACGGCCAGCGCCCGGGCGAAAACCTCCGCGCGCCATGGGGTTAGCCTCCAATTTGATTATTTGATTTCGGGGTGGGAAAAATCATACCGACGGAAAAATTCTACGGATGAGCCCCAACCGGTCGAAGCGCCCACCCGGGCTACTATTGATAAACCCCCTACCCCCTGAGCCTTTCGGCCCGGGCCTTGGCTGTCTTGACGTTGTGGCAGGCCTGGCAGACGAGACGGACATTGCGTGGGTCAAGGTCAGCCCCACCGTCTTTACGCTCAATGACATGGTCGCCAATCAGCTTGACGGGGGTGCCGTCAAGCTCATGCGTCTTGCCGCAGGTCTCGCACCGTCGGCCCCGCTGACGGATCAAATCGGCCCGCAGCTTTCGCCACGCATCAGACTGGTAGAACGCTTCGGCTTGTTTGGGCAATGGATGAGCGGAAGCCATCCGAATTGGCGCAGTAGTCGGGCCGAGAGTGCGGAGCTTGGCCATATCGCTATCTCAAATCTGGAGCCGCCTCGGGGTCACGATCCCCGCGCCTCCGGTTTACAAGGCCGGCGCTCTACCTGATGAGCTAAGGCGGCGTGGTCGGTGTCTTGGGTCTGGTGGCGGGATCGCCCCGCCGGGTTGTCGATAGGCGTGGTCTCGACGCCTCGTTTTACATCATGCCTTGCGGCACCCAGATCGCGTGGGCGGACGGACTTGAACCGCCGACCTCCTTCCGGCCCGGAAGGTGCTCTCCCAACTGAGCTACGCCCAATCACCCCGTCTGGTTCTCGACAACCTGATTACCGCACGCCTTGCGTGGCACCAGATCTTGGTGGAGCCTGGGGGCTCGAACCCCCGACCTTCGCGATGCAAGCGCGATGCTCTCCCAACTGAGCTAAGGCCCCATGGTCGGTGTGGACGGATTCGAACCGCCGGCCCTCGCGTCCCAAACGCGATGCTCTGGCCTGGCTGAGCTACACACCGTGAATTGCGCCCGCCCGCTGGCCCTGCTGGGGCCAGGAATTCCAAAAAATGTACGCTGTTTTTCATTGATATAGCGTACAATGTACGCTAAATTTATTTTGTCAGCGGGGATGATCCCAATGACAAAACGAAAGGAGGTGACGCGGAATGAAGCTCCTGAAACTGGCAATCCTGGTTGCGCTGCTGATCTTGGCCGACACGCACGCAGCCTGGTAAACCAAAAGGTGGGGCCGGGAAACCGGCTCCACCGCAGGAGATAAGGACCCGCGTCACCTCCTGATGGAGATTGTAGGCGATGAAACCCGAACAGTTCAAGGAATGGCGATCGGCGATGGGCCTGTCCCAGATCAAGGCAGGGGAAGCTCTCGGACTTAGCAAGACCACGATTGAGCTATACGAGGCGGGCCGGCGGCGGGATGATGGCCGTGCGGTCGAAATACCGCACTCTGTCGCCCTGGCTTGCGCCGCGCTGTACCACCGCATCAAGGCGTGGGGTGACGGCACCCCCTGAAACAGAAAGTGCGCCTCGGATCGCTCCGGGCGCACTTACCAACGATGTATTTCGGGAGATTACGCGATCCGCCGCCCGTCCGCAATGGGCGGCTGCACCGTCGCATTGAAATATTGGGCCAGTCGCGCCAGTCCATCAAACAGGGCCGCCCTGATCTTGTCACCCAAGGCCGACGCTTCGAACAGTCTGGGCGGGGCGGCATCATCGATCACCACGCTCTCGACCGCCGCCCATCTCAGGCCAGGGCCGACAGCGTTGACGGCGCCGATATACCGAGATTTGGCCCACTCCCAGGCGGCGGCCGAACAATCCGGGCGCGGGCCGGCTTTGATGACCTCGCCATAGCTGGCGGCCGGCGGGTGCCGGTCAGGGATGGCAGCAAGGCGACGCCAGCGGTCCCAGGCTTCGATCAGCTTGATGGTGGCGTCGTACTCAACTTGCCCGATCTTGCCGGCCAGGAACAGTCGTCCGGCAGCCGATCCGGCTTCTTCGCGTTTGGCTTGTTTCCCCCCGACCGATTCGGCGCGATGCCGGAGCAGTTCATCCGGCTTCCACCGCCCCTCGACCAACTCCCCGTTGGGGTGTCGTGGACCCGGTTTCCTTGATCTACCGCGCCGCCGCGCCATTTCTCACCTCACGCAATGTTATAACGTTGCATCACCACCCGGCACCGAGGCGCTTTCGCACCCTGTCACTCGGCCGCCTGCTGGCCCCGCCGCCAGTGCCCCAAGCCGGCGGATCTCGCGATCCGAGACCGATGGGTAGCATAATTGGGTGCAACCATCGGGTAATCGGCCGGCAGCCTCCACTTGGCGCGATACTCATCCGGGGTCAGGCCGTGGTCGGTCCGCAAGTGCCGCTTGAGCATCTTCAGCTTTTCGCCGCACTCAAGGCAGACGATCGCGTCCGGGGTCACCGATTTTTTGACCGACACTGCCGGTTGCGCCTCGGGGATGGTGGTGACCGACTGACCGAGGCCTGCGAGGGCATCATGCACAGACCGGATGAGCGAGGGCAGTTCGGTAGATGAAATGGAATTGTTCGAAACGAATGCCGAAACGACGCGCGAAACTTCGGCAGTGATCTGGGGGGTATCCGTCATGCTGATCGCCTTTTATTATTGACTCTTTACTTTTAAGTAAGTCGCAAAGGATGGTAAACGATTTTTTTATTAACTTTTATTTATAATATGTTTTTCCAATGTTTGGAAGTCGTATTCTTTAGCGGGATTTTTCAAAAAATTGATCGCTAAAAAAGCTGATCAAAAAAATCGCCGAGCGCGCCGGCGTGTCGGCCGAGGCGGCGAGCATGGCACTCAGACGCAAGGAGTGCGCCCCGCGCGCGCCGGCCGGCCACTGTGGCGCGCTGACCAACGCCGAGGTAGTTCAGATGCTCACCACAGGGCAAACCATCAAGCAGATCGCCGAGGCGGCGGGCATCGGCGTGCGCTGCGTCAGCAGCCACATCCGACGGCACAGGCTGGCCCCGCCTAGCCGCAAGGCCCCGGTGGAAATAAACCCTGAAAAAATTGAAATATTAGCAAAATCCGGTTTAAACGTCGAAGAGATCGCTTTGCGGCTTGGCGCATCCGTCAGCGGGGCGCGCCACGCCGCAAGGAGACATGGAATCAAGATCGCCCGAAAGCGCCGGCTCGACTGGGGATGATCGAAAGCCCCCTCTCGCTTCCACCCGTCCCCCGGCATGACTGGGATGGCGTGCCGGGGGGGGCTATGAGATGATCGCCCGCCCCCATTTTCCTCACCACCACGCAATCGCGCTCTAAGGCCACCTGGAAGCGCATTTCGTTTCACATACCCCACCATAGCCAAAAACATCGTTTCGCCAGCCTAGCCCCCGCAAAAACTCGATTGCGGGGGCAGTTGCGTTTGGTGGCACCGCCCCCGGTCATGCTCGGCCATCACCCACCGCTCGATCCTGGCCCGGGTTGCCGGGTCCGCCTGCCGCCACATCTCGCAGCGGGCCGCCGTCCAGGCTCCCGGCTGCCAGACGGCGCCGGGGATGATGAGGGTGGCGGGGTCAACCGCGGATCGACCGTCGAGCATCTTCGAGCGCCTTAAGCCGGGTCCGTCGCTTCCGGGCATAGGTCTCCAACCGAACTTGCAGCTCTTCCCAGGCGGGCCACCAGCGACTGACACTGGCCTGGGTCCGCAGCACATGGGCCACCACGTCCGCCGGCCACTCGCCAAGGCGGTCGGCATAAACCCGGATCAGAAATTTCAGGTCGAGCGAGTCTTCGGCCCGCGCCTTGGTCAGCACCCGCAGTTCGGCAAGCGCGGTGGTGATCCGGTCCTGTGGCGCCGGGGCGCAGGCTTGGCGGTGCAGGTCGATCGCTCGGTCAAGGGCGTCAATTTCCGAGGCTGGCACCTGCACACCAGGAGCGACGCGATAGCCGACAAATTCCTGATCCCACCCGAAATCGGCCGTGGTCCGGTCAGCGACCACGGGCTTCAGCCACGAGTTCGCAGACGGTGGCAACAAGGCTTCCAGTGTGGCGTCCACCTGAGCCGGGGCCAGGTCGGCCAATGTGGCGCCCGTGGTCTGAGCGGCACCAGTTGCGCCAGGTCGCTGACCAGTCGAGCTTGACCCCCTTCTGTCCGGATTGGGCGTGCCAGTGATCCCGGAACCGATCGGCGACGGTGGCCGGGTCGAGCTTAAGGTTTCGGGCGAAGGTGCAATCTTCGGCATCAGGCCACCAATCGGCCGGAAGCCGCGTTCCACGGGTTCTGCTGTTTCGGGCAATGGCATGGAGCGATCCTTGGTCAGGCGTCGGCGCAGCCGGCGCGGTCAGGTCGGTGGGCTCGGTTTCGAAGGGGGGGGCACACAGGGGGGAATCCTCTTTTTCTTCTCTTTCTCCCTCTCCCTCTCCCTTAAGAGCGTTTTCCGCCGGAATTCCGCCGGAACAATTTCCAGTTCCGCCGGAAACAGGGGTGTGTTCCGCCGGAACATCTCCAGACCTTTCGGCGGTTCCATCGGAAGATGTGAGTTGTTCCGGTGGAATTTCGGGGCTTTCCGCTGGAACTGAGGGGGGCCATTCGGCCGGTTTTCCTGCGACCATCCAGGCGTCAAAGGTCGGAATTTCGAGATCAGTCAAGCCCTTAGCTTTGCGCCGGCCATTCTCTTTGCGGATTCGATCGCAGAGGCGCTCATGATGTCGGGCCTGTTTCGAGCGCCACGCTTCGCGGGCTTTCTCGGCGATCACTGGGTGATACAGCCGGCCATCGCTGCATTTGATCCAGCCGTGCAGTGCACCCGCCCGGTGCCGCTTCCAGACTCGAACTACCCGGCCATAGCCAGCGAGATTGGACAGGATTCGATCATCGTCGGGCAGCGACCCCGCGGGGACTTGATGCCACGCCGCGCACCACAGCAGCACGCCGGCCCAGGCCGCTTCGGGATCGACCAGGGCGGCAAAATCGGAATCGCGCAGGCGCTGCACGTCGAGCTGCATGTGCGGAAAATCCCGCAGATCGCAATCGGCGGGAACGAGGGGGGCAGGGAGGGAATCAGTCATCCCTCACCCCCTTTGGTCTGGGGCTGGGGCTTCAGCTTGGGCGCCCACCCCAGCGGCGCCTGTGCCGCTTCAGCGAGGCGGAGCAGATCAGCGGGGGGGCGGGGCTTGCGGGGCGGGGTCATGCTGCCACCACGCCATTTTGGAGGTGCGGATTGCTCGCCAGCACGAACCGGAGCAGATGCCGGGCATCGGCTTCGTTGTCGTCGATCACCGGGACGTCGGTCGCCGCGATCATCGCCGCTTTGTCGGCTGCGCCGTTCCCGGTGGCGAATTTCTTGATGGCGCTGACCCCGACCGACATGACGCCGATTTGATGGTGCTGACTCCAGGCCAGCACCACGCCGACGAGCTGCCCGAACAGCGCCGCAGCTTTGCCGGGCTGGCGGAATGCGTCCTCCCACACGACCCATTCCAATCCGCCGGCGCGGTTTTTGACCTCGGTCAGAAAGGCCCGCAATTGGGCGTGGCGCTGGCCAGGGTGATTCCCCGTGGTCAGCACCAACCGGCCGCTCTCGATCCGCCCGTTCGACCGGCGAAGTGCCCATCCGGTCGTGGTGGCGATATCGAGGGCCAGCACCTGCGGCAACATCAGCCAAGCCTTTCGGCGCGGACGTCCTGACCGCTGGCGGTGCGGTCAAACAGGGGGCAGTCATCCGGATCCGGCTCGACCCCGGCACCGTCGAAATCCAGTTCGGGCTGGTTGCTGGCAGGCGCGTCGGGCCGGGGCTGATCGCCTTCAAAGCATTCGGCGGCATCGGCCACCACGATCAGCACCTCAAGCCCCTGGCTGTCGGCCAGGGTGTGACGGTGTTCGCTGGTGCGTGAGCAGGTCATGACGGCCTCAACGCCCTTGTCGCCAAAGGTCACCTTCTTGACTTCGGCCAGGATCGTCTGCCGCCCGCCGGCCGCGATCGTACGGACGATACCGCGCACCAGCGCGCCAGACCGGACGGTCAGGTTTTCGATCAGCGCCTCCTGTTCACCGCAGCTCATCTGCTGCCAGGGCTTGGGGGTCTGCTTGATCACGTCGAGGAGATAGCCCGTGGTGTCGGCGGCGAGGGTGTGCATCTCGCCCAGCACGGCGAGGATATCGGCAGGCTCGAAGCCGGCCGACAGCAGCCCGGCGCTTCCCGCCTCGATGACGTCCTCGCCCCGGGCCTCGGCCATGGCGGCTTGCATGTCGGCGAGAATCTTGGCGTCGTTATCGTTCATGACGTGATCCTTTCGTGCGGCCCGCACCTCGCGCCGGGCCTTTTTGACTGCGGCCTGTTCGGCGCGGGGGAGTTTCCAGAGGGGGGCGGGACGGGGCATCACGCACCCCCTGTGACACGTCCTGTCACATCAATGCGGTATCCGACCGCCGCCGCCCAACAGGCCGCCTCGGCCAGGGATGGGGACACGGTGCCGCGCTCCCAGCGGGAGACGGTTTCGCGCGCCACCCCAAGGGCGGCGGCAACTTGGTCTTGGGTCAGGCCGGCGGATTTGCGCGCTGCCGCCAACTGGCCCGGAATGGCCCGGGCTGCACCGGATGCGGCGGCAAGCGTCATGCGACCACCGACGTCGTTGTCGAGCTTGGCGAGCGCCCTTCCGGCGGTGGCAATGCCTCCGATTTTGGCCATTTCCAGATCCCTTTCATTGCCCCGCCCTCGTCCGGCGGGGCTTTTCGTTGCATCAGCCGTCACGCGATTTCCTGACCCGACAGCGGCTGAGCCACAGTTCGGCCCGGGCCGTGTGCCAGTCCGCCCAGCGGTGATGTCTCCGCTGCATCCGGGGTGCGATAAGCGCCACCACCCACGCGGTCAGGCGCAAAATGAGGTTCATTTAGTCGTGCCTCCTGCTCGGCCTCGATCCTGGCGAGGCGGTCTTTGATTGCCCGGATCTCGGCGAGACGATCGGCGTGGTCGTCGGGGGAGATCTCGGCGGATCGGGCAATCGCATCCAGCACGCCGGCAATGCGGGAGAAGATCTCCAGACCCAGGCCGGCGCGGTAATTTCGAATCGTGCTGATCGACAAACCGTGGCGCTGAGCGAGCGTCTTCAACGGGGCGCTGTACCAGTAAGCGCGCAGCCGATCGTCAAAATCGTCGCTGTCAAGCGCGGTGATTGGCATTTTATTGCCTTTCGATTGGCAAGACATTGTGCGTTCCTCCGCATACCTTGAGGGCATGCAGGGTATTACTCCTTAAGGTGACGAAATGACCCAGCCCCCGAAACGCATCCAGGCAAACAAGCGGCGCGCTCGTAGGGGCAGAGACGGTTTTGATCAGGTCGCCCTGGCAGGCGATCGGATCAAGAAAGAGTGACCATCCACAGACCACAGCAACCGCTCTCGCCGGGCTGGTACCCGGTGAGCGGCGGTTGCTGTGATTCGTGGGGGTGGGCATTAGGCGGCCTCACCAGAGGCGCAATTAAGTGGCCCAAAAACATCGGGGCGAAGTTGGTCGGGGGAGACCCTCCCTTTGAACGCCCGACAAATGTCCGGGACCACTTCGGCAGGGATCTTTCTCCCTGGCTGCCCGTATTTTTTGACTGTGTTGCGCGAACGCTTAATGTGTTTTGCCAGCCACCCTAGGGTGACGCCGTGTTCGCGGCAGAGTGTCGATAGCTTTGTCATGGACGCATAGTACCCAATATGGGTTCTTTGCGCAAGCTATCAGGAGATGAAATTGATCCCGTATTGGGGTGTTAATGATAATGCCCAATTAGGGTACGATTGGCGCATGAAATATCCTAATCGCCTAAAACAAATGCGGCAAAAAGCGCATCTTTCCCAAGAGCAGCTTGCGCAAAAAATTAATTCAGGACGCTCAACAATTCAAAAATATGAATCTGGGGAGCGAGGGTTGTCTGATGATGTGAAGAAAAAACTGTCCGCAGCTTTAATGTGCGAGCCGTGGGAGCTTATGGAAGATAGCCTGGCACCCGAAGGACGCCAGGCTGAATTGCTCCAGTTGTACAAAACTCTCTTGCCCGACGAAAAGAGACTCCTTCTTGAGACAGCTAGGGCTTTTGTGAACAGTCGGCATCAGGACTCTTAACTCTCCGCTTGATAAGGGTGCGGGCCAGATCAATCAGCACCCTTATTTCTTCTTCTCCCAGCCCTGAAATTGCTTTCACAAGGTCACATTCATCCCTTGAGAGAGCCATCCGCAGTATCTCCTTAGTCCCCGGTGTTAAGACACCCCTTCAGCTCGGTATACTTATACCGAGCCTTCGTCATCGGGCCGCGCCGGATTCTTCGACCAGCTTTCACTTCACACCTGCCCCCTATCCTAGAGACATGCCCGTCGGTCATGGTGCATGCCTTATACTGTGACTGTCCATACAATTTATGGCTATTGAACGAGGAAAAAAAATCACACTACAATCTTGCTTTAAGGAAAAAAGTACCTACCGACAGTGTGTTGAAATAAAAATGACAAATTGATGTCTCGTTTTGTTTTTTAATTTTTTAGATGGCATTTCATTTATCGATAGATAAGCGATTTAAGTATTTTGTTTCTCGGTGATTGCTTATGAGTTAGTAAGAATTATTAAAATATTTATTGCCAATTTGGTCTTAGCTACAAAACGGGGTCGATCTCCAGGGTGAAGAGGTGGGGTGATACCACCCCTTTGCTCCCGCCCTTTAGTAGCAAGTACCCAATATGGGTTCATTGTTGGCTTGACCAATTGTCCCCAATATGGGTACATTGATCCTCATCAGCCCCCGCTGACCCGGCGCAATCCCGCGCCGGACCGCAGGCCGACGCTTTCCCGGGCGTCGGCCAAAGGGAGGGAAGATGCGAAAAATTTCCACTCGTGGCCGTCTCGAAGATGGCGCCCCCAACCCGGTTGACGTGCATGTCGGCGCCAGGATGCGCCTCCGCCGGACGCTGCTCGGCATCAGCCAGGAGAAGCTGGGCGAGGCGATCGGTCTGACCTTCCAGCAGATCCAGAAATACGAGCGCGGCACCAACCGCATCAGCGCCTCGCGGCTGTTCGATCTGGCCCGCGTCCTCGATGTGCCGATCTCGTTCTTCTTCGACGACATGCCCGACGCGGCGGCGGCGTCGAGCCCGTCCGCAGTGATCACCGGCACCGCCATGGCGACCTCTGATCCGGTGGCGCGGGCGACGCGGACCTGGCCGGAGATGGCCCAGGTCGCCGCCGATCTGATGGCGATCGATATCCAGACCCGGAAGACCTTCGCCTCCATGATTCGGCTTACGGCCGAGGCGCAGGCCAGCGTCCGGCAGGCGGCGGAATAGGGGGCACGATCATGAACACTGAATCCCCCGCCACCATTACCGCGCCGCACGACGGCACGGGCACGCCGGTCGAGGCCGACGGCGGGGCCATAGAGGAGGGACCGGCCATGACGACTGAGATCATCTTCCGGCACAAGGAACAGCGGCGGCACGACAACGCCAAGCGTTTCCTGGGAACGCCGTTGGCGGCGAACGCGGCTTTTGCAGCCCGCGCGCACGATATCATCAATAACAGCGCTGAAAATCTCTCGCTGCTCGATCATTTGCGGTGTGATTTTGCTGTCATCCGGGACGACGAGGTTGTCTACCCGCGTCGTCTGTTTGACGATAACGACGCCGCCCTTGCCGAAATTCAGGCCGCCAATAAGCGCGCCGATGAGCAGATCGCCGCCATCACGCAAGCGGCGCTTGCCTCTTTCCGCGCGGAGGGCTGATCAATGACCGCCCCGATCCTCACCACCCTTGTCGTGCTGCTGGCCACGCTGGCGGCCGCGTCCATCCCCACCGGGAGGGCTTGATATGGCTTACGTGTCGATCCTCACCGCTGGCGAGATCAATGTCCGCCGCACGGTGAATCTTGCCGGCCAACCCACGGGAGGCCTGACCGTGACTGTCGGGCACGCCGTCCTCCAGATCACCTCTGGCGAGGGCCGGGCCTTGGTCTCCCAGATCAACGCCACCTTGGCCCATGACGAAGCCACTGCCCCCGCCCTCCTTGCTGCGGAGTGATGATCATGCTGCACGGATACGATTTTACCCATCCCATGACCCTGGTCAGATCCGGCCTCGCGCTGGGCGATGAGATTGAGATCGAGGGCACGGCCCGCTTTTACCTGACCGGTGATGGCCCGCAGATCGAACGCATCGACCTGTATGGCGTGCCCGTCGATGTTCCGCCCCGGACGGACGGTAAGCCGCATAAGCCGGTCTACCGCGAGTTGGCCCCGTCTGATCTGCTTTGGCAGCAGATTGCCGCGTGGCTGGTTGATGAGCGCGGCCAGGCCATGGCCGATAGCGCCCGCGCTGATGCGTGGGCCGCCAAGGGGAGGGCCGCGTGATGCCGGCCCTTGGCTCCCCCGTCACCGTGACCGCGCCGGACTATGCCGGCCCGGCCACCATCGTTGGCCGCTCGACCTGGGCACACGGGTCGATCCCCGCCGGATATCGCGTCCGGCTGCCCGCCGGCGACACGCTGCGGGTGATGCCGAGAGAGATCGAGGTAGCGTCATGAGCCGGCTTGCCATTGTTCCTCTCGACTTGGCCGAGGCCAACGCCTTCACCGAGCAGTATCACCGCCACCATCGCCCTGTGATCGGGCACAAATTCAGCCTGGGCGCGGCGCTGGAGGGCGTCATTGTTGGTGTGGCGATCGTCGGGCGCCCAACGTCCCGTCATCGCGATGATGGCCTGACGCTGGAGGTGACGCGGCTCTGCACGGACGGCACCCGTAACGCCTGCTCGGCCCTCTATGGCGCCGCAGCTCGAGCTGCGTTCGCCCTTGGCTACCACCGGATCGGGACGTACATCGCTCGCCAGCGAGACCGGGGCCAGCCTCCGCGCCGCCGGGTGGCGCTTGATTGGCGAGCGTGGCGGCGGGTCTTGGTCCCGCCTAGGTCGGCCGCGCGTCGATACCCACCCGACCGAGCCCAAGTTGCTGTTCGAGCAATACCCCTCCGGCCGGCGCCTGCGCGTCGGGCCGGGCGAGGTCAGCGCCGAGGAGGTGCGACATGGTTGACAGATCCGAATGGTCAGAGGCAGAGCTTGAGACACTTCTGAACATTGACGAAAAGCGCGAATGGCTGCGGGAGGCGTGGGAAAAACGAATTGCCATTCCGACCTTAAAAGGCCGCTTATCCGCTCGCATGTCGGACTTTTTGACTAACCATCAGGTTGCATGGTGCTGGTTTATTCATGACCTTGATATCCCGATTTGCAAGGAATGGGAGAGGGAAGAGCAAAAGGAGATTTCTCACAGCTGGGAAGTTAGGGTTGTTTATAACGATGTTTCAGCAGGTCCGTGGCAAGCTTACCCAGAAGCGGGTTCCACGGTTGGGTCGCTGGTTGACCTTTTAACCAAGACTTACGGGCGCGATCCTGAATTATGCCCCTTTGGGTGGAACCGTTCTATTGTCGGTGATTTTACGAGGCGCTACCAATATCGGTGCGTCAAATGCCCGCCCCTGAAACTTCCGACCAAGGCTGAAGTTTCCGCCCTGATTGCCCAGGCCGAAGGCCGGGACGGTGCGGCATGACTGACCGCCCGATCAATTTCCGCGATTTCGAGGTCCGAGCCGTGATGAACGGGAGGAAGACGCAGGTGCGGCGGGTGCTGAAGGGTGTTCCGCCGATGCTGGAGATGAACTGCCACCCCAATAACGAGCCGCGCCATGAGCGTCCCTATCTCGACTCCTATTGCGGGGAGCGGCCCGCGCCAAACAATCCGCGCGGCATGACCGATCGCTGGCTTTGGTGGCAGGTTGACGACCGGGCATGCTTGCCAGAGTTCAAGGTTCCGTTCGTCCCTGGAGACCGGCTGTGGGTGCGGGAGACGTGGTGCGATTTTGGGACAAAGGATCGCGGTCCCTTTGGCTTTCGGGCTGATTCTCCGGACGGATCATCGCGCCTCCGGTGTGACGCGCCGTGGCGTCCCTCCATCCGCATGCCGCGCCGGGCGAGCCGCCTGACCCTCCTGGTCGACGCGGTGCGGGTGGAGCGCCTCCAGGACATCAGCGAGGAGGACGCGTGGGCGGAGGGGGTCGCCCGCTTTGTCTACGATGGGGAGGGGTCATTCTATCTGTCCGATAAGGGCACATACCGCTGCGGCTTTGCCGGCTTCTGGACCTGCCTCCACGGCCTTGACGCATGGATGGCCAACCCGTGGGTCGCCGCCGTCACCTTCCGCGTGGTGCTGGGCAACATTGATCAGATCGAGGTGGCGCAATGACCGCCCCGATCTGCCCGACCTGCGGCAAGCCGGCCGCCGCGACCAAAACCCGTTATGGCCTGCGGCATTCCTGCTGCGGCCTGTGGTCCTGGGACGGGAAGCCGCTGGTGTCGGCCGAAATCCACCGAGCGCGCAACCACTGCCACGAGGTGGTTGACCAGTTATGGAAAAACGCGCCGTCCCTCTATGACATTGAGGAGAGACCCGGCACCGACGGTTATGCCCGCACCGTCAAGCGCATCCAGAAGAGAGCCCGTGGTCGCGTTTACCCCTGGCTAGCCGCCGTCACCGGCCTACCCGAGCCCGAATGCCACATGGCAGCCCAGGCCGATATCGAGAAGCTGCGTCTGATCTGGCGCGCCGCAGCCGCAGCCACGCCCGCCACGGTCCGGGATTGGGCCAAGCAGCAGGAGCCCCGCCAATGACCAGCCTTTATTTCCCGCCCGGGATCGTCCTCACCAAGAAAGACCGGATCGAGAGAGCGGCGACCAGGGTGAAGGCGATCGTCGATGAGAACGGGGGCTCGATCACAGCCGCCGACCTTTGCGCCGAATTGATCCGCCGGGGATGGGTCGAAGGCGACGCCATGCCGGAAGACCTTGGGCTCGACCCGGCCGACATCGTGACGAGGGCTTGCTCATGATCCCCCACCACATCCGCCGCAGCCTGCCGTGGCGCCTGCGCCGCCGCCGGGTGCGCCTGATCCGCAACATCCTGAGATGGAGCCGCTGATATGAACGAGATGTCTGCTCCGATCATCACCACCCCCGGCATCGTCCACGACATGCCAGCCGAGGTCTACCACGCCGACCCGTGCCCGGCGCCGAGTCTGTCGGCCGGGGGCGTCGATACCATGCTTGACGAGTGCCCGGCCCGCTGGTGGTGGGGAAATCGCCGGCTCAACCCGGCGTGGGAGGCCACCGAAACTACTGCGTTCAGCATTGGCAAAGCCGCTCATATCGTTTTTCTGGAGCCGGGTCTGTTCGAATCGACGGTCTGCGTAATCGAAGCTGACGACTACAGGACCAAGGCTGCCAAAGCGGCCAGAGATGAGGCGATTGTCGCCGGTCAGATTCCCCTGCTGCCCGATCAACACCAGCAGATCCTTGATATGCGAGACTCTCTGTTCGCCAACAGCTTTGCCCGAGCGGCACTCGAGTTGCCGGGTCGCTCGGAAGTGTCGGCTTTCTGGCGCGACCCCGTTACCGATGTTTGGTGCCGCCTGCGGGCCGACCGGGTGCCGGACGATCAGTCCTATCTGATCGATTACAAGACCGCGATCGACGCCAACCCACTCAACTTTGGCCGGGCGGCAGACAACCTCCGTTATTATCGCCGTGCCGCGTGGTATCTCGACGGGTGGCAACTAGCGACGGGCAATGAGCCAAAGCACTATTGGTTTGTCGTCCAGGAAAAAGCACCCCCTTATCTGGTCAGCGTTATCGAACTGGACAGTTTCGCCCTCGAAGCTGGCCGCCAGGAAAACCGCGAAGCCCTCGACCTGTTCGCCCGCTGCCTTGAGCGCGGCACGCACCGCGCGGCGTGGCCCGGATACCGCCGCCGCGACAGCCTTGATCAGGACGCCGCCTTCCGGGTTGGCATCCCGCATTACGCCCACCAACGCATCCTCGATCGCGGCCAATTGATTACCGAGCGCGCCGCGCCGGCAGCGATCCGCCGCACCGTCGAGAACGCCTTTATCCCCGGAGCATGACCATGGGTATTCTTAATTTCCAGCCCGCCACCAGAGCCGGCGCCCGCCTGCTGATCCAGTTTTATGGCGGCAGCGAATCCGGCAAAACCCTGTCCGCCCTGAAGCTGATGGCCGGCATGGAACCGGACCCGTCCAAGCGGGTGCTGATCGACGCCGAGGCTGGGCGCGGACGGCTCTATTGCGACGCCATCGCCGGCGGCTACGTCTATGCCGAACTGACCCCGCCCTTCAGCCCGGAGAGGTACATCGCCGCCTTGGATGAGGTCGAAAAGGCCGGCTTCACCGTCGCCGCGTTCGACAGCCTTTCGCACCTCTGGGGCGGCGATGGTGGCGTCCTGGATATCGCCGACAGCAACGGCGGTAGGGGAGTGGCAAAGTGGAAAGACCCCAAGGCTCGGCTCGAAAAAGTCAAGCGCCGGCTGCTCACCAGTCGCTGCCACCTGATTTTCTGCACCCGCGCCAAGCAGCCGATGAAAGAGGTTGAAGTTAACGGCCGGAAGGAATGGGTGCGCCAGGATGAATGGGTCGAGCAGTTCGACAAGTCGTGGCGGTTCGAGCTGACCCTGGTGCTCCAGATGGTCGGTCGGGGGCATTTCCTGCACGAGTACCCGAAGGGGAAGGTGCCGGACGCCCTCAAACCGATCGTTGATGGGCTGGAACTCATCAACGAGGATGCTGGGCGCAAGCTGGCGACTTGGGTGGCCGGGGGTGAAGTTATCACCCCCGAGCAACAGGCTCTGCGGGTCAAGGCGGAGGAAGAGGCCAGGAAAGGCCGGGCCGCGCTGACGGCGTGGTGGAAAGCCCAGGCGAAAGACGCCCACGCCTTCCTCCGGGCATCGTCCGAGAATCTCGGGTCGATCGCCAAGGCCGCCGACGATGAGCGCGAACGGCTTGAACGCCTTCGCCAGCAGCAAGAGCGGGATGGCGACACCGAATCTCTGGACAACCCGTTTGGGGCTGCCGGAATGCAGCCGGTAGGGTCCGACCCCCACACCGCCGCCCGTGCCGCCCTCGACGCGGCCACCACCCCGGCCGAGGTCGAAGCGGTGTGGGAATCGCTCTCGCACGAGGTCTGCAACGAGCTTGGCTGGCCAGCACACGAAGAGGCCATTGCCCGGGCGACCGGTGCCAGCGAGGAGGCTGCCCAATAATGACCACCACCCCCAAAGAGGGCGCTCCGGCGCCCTCGATCGAAACCGCCGCCCAGCGGCGGGAAAGGCTGGAAAAAGTCATCATAGGAATGACAGGCAAGGTGCTGATGGCTGAAGACCTTGTTGACGCCATCGTCGCGTCCGACCGCGCCGCCGGGTGTGATCCCGAGGCGCTGCTGGCGCTGATCGATTTGGAGCAGCGGGAAAAGCGGGATCTCCAGTATGAGCGCGACGCGGCGCGGGCCGAAATTGAGCGGCTGACGGTTGAAAATGCCGCGATCCGGCCGGCGGACGGGCATGGCGCCGCCATGTTATTTGATCTCTACAAGTCTCGCGGCGTCGATCTGGCAACGGCTCAGGCCGAGGTCAAGCGGCTGAAAGCCGATCTGACCAAGCAGAACGACCTCGCTGCTCGGCTGGCGGCGCTGGTGGCGGCGGCTAAGAAGGCAACGTGCCCCGATATCCGCTCGTGCGGTCGCGACGAAATGCATGGTTTGACCATCGGAGACGAGCGCGCCTATCTGGTTGAGGCTGACGCAATCGACCATCTTGGCCGTGCCCTCACCAACCTCCCCGCCCGCGCGGCGGCGCTGCTGGAGTGCGTCGGGGCGGCCGATACCTTGATTGCGGCGATCCAGAACGCAGTTGATGGCGGCCTCACACTGCCAGATGACGCGTGCGACGCGATTAACGCGACAGTCAACGCCCTTGTGGCACTCGACGGGGAGAGCCGGTGATGCGCTCGTGGCAAGAAATTGAAGCGGAAGTCAAAGAAGCCGAAGCCGCGTTTAAGGCAAAAATTGCTGAATTGAACAGCTTGAGGAGACATTGCAAACATGACTGGAAAAAAATCACCTCAATGATGCCGTACGTTACGCAAGAGCGCGATTTATTCTCAGGTTTTACAATAAGGGTTGAGCACCCAGGAATTTACAAAGAAGAAATTACTTACGTTTGCCAATTGTGCGGACAAAAAAATGAGATCGACCAGCAAAGACGCGCGGTTCCTGGCCACGGCTCACGCTGTGGCGCAGATCTGGAGTAAAGACCCGTCCACCCAGGTAAGTGCCGTGGTGGTGGAGTCGGCGCGCTCGATCGGAAAACACCCGCAAGCGGACGGTGATTTACGGGCGGCTCTCCGCGCCCTCGACGGGGAGGTGCGCCATGATTGACCTCGACGAACTGGAGCGACTGGCGCGGGCGGCGATTGAAAAAGAGCCGCAGGAGCCCGACGATACCGCATTTCCCGGATGCTCTACATCGTGGACGAAAACGGCCCGAGACTTCATCGCCTCTGCCAACCCGGCCACCGTCCTTGGATTAATCGCCGCGCTTCGGGCCGCCCGCGCCGAGGGTCAAGCGGAGGGGGCCCGGCGGGCGGCGGCGGTGGTGGAGGCTGTACGTCGCAGCACATCAGCGATCGGTCGGGGGGTATGCGACGACATTCTCGACTTGCTGTCCGGCCGGCCTGAGTCAAACCCGTCGTGCGAGACATGCGTTGATTTTCAATGTTGCGGGGTTGACCCGCGCCCCTGCCATCAGCCCCGCGAGGTAACGTCATGACCCGGCAGGCGTCTGGAACTTGGCTTCGAGGGACTCGAGGCGAGTCTCAAGGGCGCGCATAAGATTCCCCGTTGCCTCTGCCGCCAGCACCTCAGCCTTTTCGGCGCGCCGCTCTGCCCGCCCGACATCCGCCCGTGCCGACGCGATCGCCTTATCTGCGTCGGCACGGATCCGGGCGACCTCGGCGTCGTGAGCCTGCCGTCCGGCGTCGGCCTCGGCTCGCACCTCGGCAACCGCTTTGTCGGTAGCGGCCCGCACCTCGGCGATCTCGCTCTCGTGGGCTTGCCGTTGCGCTGCCGCCTCCGCGTGAATTTGCTCTACCGCCGCCGCCAGTCGGTCGACCTCGGCCTTGGCGGCGACCTTCGTCTCGGCCATTGCGGCCTCAAGGTCGGCGACGCGCGCCTCGGCTTTCGCGGCGTGCTCGGACGCGGCCGCCAGTGCGGCGACGGCCGCGTCGCGCTCCTCAGTGACCCGATCGCCCCGCGCCTGCGCTGCGTCGACGGCGGCGAGCGCCCGACCAAGCTCGCCGCGAACGACCTCAAGCTCGGCCTCGCGCCCGTCAAGTTGCTGTGCCATCTCGGCCTCATCCTCGCGCGCGTCGGCAATATCGGCCTGCGCGGCGGTGATCGTGTCGGCGATTTGCTGATCGGCTGTCTGACGAGCCAGGGCGACTTTTTGGTCGGCGGCCGCTTGGATCGCCTGCTGGGCGGACGCGGCGGCAGTGCGCTCGCGCTCGATCAGCGCGTTGACGGTGCCGAGGATGACGGAGGTCAGCCCGTCGAGGGCCTGCGTGATGCCGGGCAACGCTTCGAGGTCGGCCACCTCGGCCGCCCGCGGCTGCTCCGGTTCCGGCTGGGGCTGCTCCGGCGCCGCGCGGCGCGCGTCCTTCCAGGTCGCCAACAACGGCAGGATGTCGTTCGGGCTGCCACCCCCGAGTTCCGCGCGGACGCGGCTGACGGTCGGCCGGTCGCCTCGGGCAGCGATAGCTTCGGCGGCAGCAGCGACGGATTCAGCGGTGACGATGGCCATTGCGGGATTTCCGATTAGGGGACTTTATGATAATAATATCACTCCTTAATAATAATATTAATATGATATTTTATTATAAATTATGTTTGCTGCCGAACCGCTGGCCTGGGGTGCTGGAAGACGCAGGCTCAGCCATCCGCACGATCCTGGCCGAACTCGAACGACAGACCGATATTGAAATAATAGCGTATCGATGTCATAAAGATATTGGATCGATATCGCTGTGATATCGTATCGATATAGCAGGCACAAATGATTCTAGCTGTTGCAAACACGAAAGGCGGGGTCGGCAAAACAACCCTCGCCGTCAATATCGCGATCGAGCGCGCCACCCGGGGCCGGCGAGATGTGCTGCTGGTCGACGCCGACGACCAGGCAACCGCAACCGACTTCACCGCACAGCGTGAGCAGCACCGGGGGTCAACGGGGTACGCGGCGATCCAGCTTTCCGGGGCGGCCGTGCGAAGCCAGGTCATGGCAATGGCTTCCAAATTTGGCGAGGTAGTGATCGATGTTGGCGGGCGCGACACGACCGCCCTTCGCGCTGCGCTGACCGTGGCCAATGTGGCGCTGATCCCATTCCAGCCGAGATCATTTGATGTCTGGGCGATGGAAAAAATCACCGGCCTTGTGACGGAGGCGCGACTGGTGAATTCGGCCCTACGGGCGCTTGCCATCGTGTCCTGCGCCGATCCGATGGGGGATGACAACAGGGAAGCCGCCGCCGCGATGGCGGACAACACCGAGGTCGAGCTGATCAGTGTGATGATCGGCCGGCGCAAGGCGTTCCCGAACGCCGCGTCCCTTGGCCTGTCCGTGCTGGAAATGCCCCGGCCAGACGGCAAGGCCTGCAACGAACTGAAGCTCTTGGCGGATCGGCTTTATACCAATATCTAATCGGCATCGAAAAGGTATCGAAGCGATATCATAGCGACATCGGAGCGACATCGAATGGCTATCACACCGAAGCCACCAAGGGCACCGGCCAGGGACACGGAAGCCGCCGCCACAGAGTTTATTATGGGGGCAACCCCCCCTCCACAGGCCCCCGAAAAGGCCAAAAAAGAGCCGGTCATTCTCCGATTTGACGGGGTGTTGTTGAAGAAAATCGATGCCCGTGCCTCGCGCATGGGGCTGAGCCGGGCAGCCTGGGTGCGGATGGTGCTGACGGAGAAATTGGCCGAGGAGGCGTGAGTCTGGATTCGCCTTGCTTCGTGCGAGCGATCGAGTAGGCTGAAAAGCGAAGCCCCGGCGCTACCAACGCCGGGGCCTCAGATTGGATAGACGGCGCTTAACCCGCCGACACACCATCAACGCCCGGATTATGTCCGGGGTGTGGGCTGCGGGTCAAGTGCCTCTTTTGAGGCCCGAAGTGTGACTCGCAAAATCCCCCCCTTATCCCCGCTTGGCGCTGCGCTGCTGGCAGAACTGCAAAGCCTACCGCCACCCCCGGCCTATGCCGGCCCTCGGCCGGAGACGGCGATCGAGCGCGCGCCCTGGCGGTGCTGGCGTGGCTCAGGCCGGATGCCGGTCCGATGGCGTCCGCTGGCCAAGACCGATGCGCTGCGTTGGTTTGAGCAGGCCGAGCGGTGGCCAGCCCGGCAAGCTCTGCCCGGACGGGGGCGGGCGGCACTGGCAGTGCTGCGGGCGCTGCTGTTCCGATTCCTGAGCTGGAAAACCGGCCGGCTGGATCCGAGCTATGAAGCAATCGCTCATGCCGCCGGCTATTGTCGGTCGGCGGTAGCCGTGGCCCTGACCCAGCTTCGCGACCTGGGTATCCTGGCATGGGAGCGCCGCTGCCGTGCGACAACAGGCCAGGACGGCCGGTTTGCGCTGGAGCAGGAAAGCAACGCCTATGTGATCAATGCGCCGGCCGAGTGGAGTGGGATCGAGCCGGCGCCGGGCCAACCGCCTCTCGACCGGATTGACCTCGGGCTCGCCCCGCCGCCGGCCGGCGGCGGCCACGACATGGCTGTCGCCGCCATCAAGGAGCGGGCCGGCATGGCTGCAATTCTTGAGGCCTTAGAGTCAGACCCGGATGATCCCCTCGCCGCCACCCTGGCCCGGCTCGGCCGAGCAATCCATCGCCCACCGGACGGGTGAATCCCACCGCCGTCCCGCGCCGCCACCTCCCGCCCCGATCGAGGCGCGGGACGATGCTTCACGCCCTGATCGCCCCGCTACCGCCGGGCGACGGCTATTTCAGCCAGCGATCCGCCAAATTTCCGCGAAAATCCGCCTCGAATCGTGCTTCATCCCGCCAAGTCTCAGCCCCGGCAATGCCGCCCGGATCTTCGTGAGCCCTTCTGGAGTCCAAAAAGTGGATGGAAACCAAAAACACTCATAAATATGAAGCTACACCATTTTCAAAAAATGGCCCGGGCAACGTGGCCAATGCCCAAAAGGAACTCAAACGCGAAACTCGACAATGGGAAAGCGTGCCGTATAAGCCATACCACCTGCTTCAAAGACGGGTGATATCAAGCAGCCATACCATTGTAAAAAAAGAAAAATTTGCTCGGTAAGGCGTTCAGTCTTGCCGCTTTCTAACGCACCGCTTCCTGCCGCGCCCCAATCAGCCCAAACACCGACCGCTCACCCGCCGACGCCGTGGTCCGGTCCAGTGCCCGCGCTTGGAACAGGTGGCCATAGACATCGAGGGTAAACGCCGCTGACTCATGCCCGACCCATTGACTGATCTGCTTGACATCGGCGCCCTCGTCGATCCACAGGCTGACGGCGAAATGCCGCAACTTGTGCGGCGTATACCGGGGCTCCCCGTCCTCACCCACCAGCCTGAGCCGGCGCTGGAGCGGGTCGAACTGATTGCGGATAATGTTAGTCAGCGACAAGACTGGCACGCGGCCCGGTTTGACCCGGCTCCCGCTGGAGGCAAAGACTAGACCCGCCGCATTGGCTGGACACACCCCACGCCAATCCCGCAGCATTCCGAGCAGGATATCACCGATCGGCACTCGCCGCAGCGCGGCCGCCGTTTTGACCGGGCCAAGGTTACCCCAAGCGTCTGCCGCCGTCCGCACCTCGATCCAGCCGGCCTCCAGATTGACCGCACCCCAGGTCAGGCCTCGGGCTTCCCCCGGCCGAAGTCCGGCCAGCGCAATGCAGGCCAGCCAGGGCTGGAGCCAGGGAGCCGCCCGCACCGGGCCGCCGCCAGTCGGCCAAGCCTTGCTGGCGTCAGCGCCCTCAATCAGCGCCCGCACGTCCTCCCGCTCGGGGCAGACCGCCCGGGTCGAGGATCGCGCCTCAATGTCCCGCCGCCGGATTCGTCGCCGCGCCCGGAGCGCCCGAACCGGATTGTGTGCCGCCCGGCCCGTCCTGATCGCCTCATCGATGATCGCGCCCAGCGTCTTTTTGGCCCGGCTCACCGTGTCATCGCTCCGCCCGGCCGCAGACAGATCATCGAGAAACGCCTGCACCGTTGCCGGGGTAATGGCCGACAGCCGACGGCCAGCCAGCAGCGGGGCGATCTGGTTGTTGTAGGCCAGCCTGTGCCCGGCCAGCGTCGAGGGGGCCGCGCCGTCCTGCTCGATCGCCGTCAAGAACAGTTCAGCCGCCCGCGCCACCGTCGGCGAGTCGCTGCTCGCCACATGCGTCCCGGCCCGGATCTGCTCCTGGACCTCAACATAACGCGCCTGCGCCGCCGCCCGGGTCGGAAACGATTCCTGGTGCCGTTTCCCGGCCGCGTCCCGGTAATCGCACACCCAGCCCGGCTTGCCGCTCTTGGGCGTGTATGAGGATTTTCGAATGCCCATCAGCATCGAATCTAGCCCTTCAGCAGGTTGGGAAAAAGCCTGATCGGTGGCCGCTCAAGCAAAAAGGGTGTCCCGAAGGACGCCCTGGTGGGAACCAATAATGTATCTACAAAAACCTTGTTCTGGTCTGTTTTTGTAGATACGATAATGATCATGGACACGTGGGACGAAACCAAACGCACCAAGACCCTTCTCGAACGAGGGCTTGATTTTGCTGATGCGGAAGCGGTGTTCAGGGGCCGCCATTTCACCCGAGCCAACGCTCGAAAGGATTACGGCGAACCCCGCTTCATCACTGCGGGATGGATCGACGGTCGTTTCGTTGTCCTGGTGTGGACGCCGCGCGATGGTGAGCGGCGCATTATTTCAATGAGGTACGGCCATGCCGACGAAGAAAACCAATGCCGAAGCTGCTTGGGTTGACCCTGATGACGCCCCGGAATTGACGGCCGACTGGTTTGCCGGCGCGGACTTGTATGAGGGCCAAAAGCTCATTCGCAAGGGAGGCCGCCCCAAGTCGGAGAACCCCAAGCGATCCGTGAATATCCGCCTTGATGCCGACCTTCTCGATCATCTCCGCGCCAGTGGTCCCGGTTGGCAGTCGCGGGTGAATGAGACTCTGCGGAAGGCGGTAGGGCTCTGAAAAGAAAAGGGCCGCCTCTTTCGAGAGCGGCCCCGGTTGGGTCAAGTGGTGGTTAGGTCAGCGGCGTCCCCTGAGAATCACCAGGGTCGCGAGTTCGTTTCCGGTGATCGGGCCATCGGCGAGCGGATGGTATTCGGCCGGGTCGAGGCCGTTTTCGGCATAGGTCGGATGCGGCTTTTCCCACAGGCGCCGGGCAGCGCAGCCGGTGCAGAACGGCGGCTCGGTGAAGGTCGGAGCCAGCAGGGCAAGCTGATCGGGGCCGGCTCCGGGCAGGCCGAGTTCCTTCCACATCGCCTGCGCCGCACGGGGGCCATTGACCTTCCGGCACTCGGCCACCAGCAGGCGCTTCTCGCGGAGGGACAGCGGCGCGCTGTTCCGCTCGCGGAGGTGCCGGCCGATCACCTGGGCGGCCGCGCGGTCGGCGATCTCGTCGAGGGTGTCATCGTTGGCCGGCGTCAGCTTGCCCCGGCGGTAGGCGAGATAGACCTCGATCACCTCGCGGCGCACGGCGGCGGCGTCGGGCGTTTTGCTGAACATGCAGATCAGGATGATCTGGGGTTCGTTGAGGCGATACTCGGTGAATTCCTGGCCGCGTGACTTGCGGTGCCGCGCCGCGAGTGAGCCGTATGTCTCCAGTTCCCCTTGATTCCGCTCGACAAGTTGGCGGATGTCGCGGGTCCGGGAATATCCCAGGCGCTCGGCAACCCGCAAATCAAGGATGCGCGGTTCGTCGTCGAACGAGGCGTCGAGGTCGGCGGTGGTGATGGGGGCGATGGCGTTCATGACCGCGCCTCCCCGCCCTGGTGACGCGCCGACTTGCGGCGGGGGAATTTGATGACGCCCTGGCCGACGGCGCGGTCGTTGTGGTCGGCCACTAGGGTGTTGCCCTTCTCGGCCATGAAGGCGGCGGCGAAGTCGCGCGGGAACAGCCACACGCCCGAATGCGGGCATTTGAGGACGGCAAGCGGCGGCTGGCGCAGCAATGCCCGGTCTCGCAGCGCGCGGCCGATCTTGCGGTTAAGGCTGTTCCTGCCCTTCTGGAGCGCCCCGGCCTCGTCGAGCAGTTCGCGCACGCTGACATATTCCAGGGCGGCAACGCGCGGATCGGCCGACAGCATCAGGTGGTTGACCCGCTGGGCAAGCTCGATCACGGCGGTTTCAAGCTGCTCCGTCCGCCCGTCCTGCCGGGTCATCGCTTCGGCCATCAAAGACGCCATCCGCTCGATCCCCGTCACCTTGTGGGCGACCATCTTCACCATGCCGTCCATCCGGCGGGTCAGTTCGGCATCGGCGGTCATGGCCCGCTCTTCCGCCCAGATGTAATAGCGGCGGATCAACCGGCCCTGGTCGTTGTTCTCGACCATCGCCAGTTCCTTCGCCATGCCCAGGGTCAGACGGTAGACGCTCTCGGGACGACCGCCTTCCGGGTTTTTCCCAGATCCGGGAGAAACCTCGTAATCGACGCCTTCCCGGAAGCCGTACTTGGTGATGCGCCCCTCAATCCAAGTGGTGTAGCGCCGCCCAACACTAAGGCCGGCATGAAGGGCGCGGGCATCTTCGACGCCGATCACGGTATGACCGCCGATGACGACATCGGTGGCGGCGCAGATCGAAGCGACTTCCTGAAATTCGGGAGGGACTGTGATATCAGAGTGTTTGGTCATTGCTGGCTCCGTTAAAGCCGGTGGTGACAAGCCCCCCGTTGAGGATGTTCGGTCTTCTTCGGATGGCGCGAAGACCGGCAGCAGGGCAAAGGTTTGGCGACCGCCCTGCTGCCACGCGCAGACGCCTTGAGACATCTGCCTTCATGGTGTAAATTACCCCATGAAACATCTGTCAATCAATCAAATTGCATTATCTTTGGTGGGATACGCCCCATGTTGACCGGAGCGCAAATTCGGGCTGGCCGCGCCTTGGCGCGCTGGTCGGCCAGAGAACTGGCAGAACGTGCAGAAATCGGCCTTAACACGGTTCAGCGTTTGGAGGCCGTTGACGACGTTCCGAACTCTACGGCCAGAACTCTCGTCGCGATCCAACGCGCGCTTGAGGCGGCCGGCGTGGTGTTCACCGCCAACGGGGTCGAACTGGCCCGGAAGGAGGCGTCATGAGCGAGGTGATTCAGTTCGACACGCTAAAATTCGTTGAAACCCTGGAAGCCGGCGGATTCACACACCAGCAGGCCAGGGCGACGGCAGAAGCTTTCATCGCCGCGACAAGCCGCGAACTTGCCAGCAAAGACGATTTGGCGCGGGAAAGCGCCACCATCAAAACCGAACTGGGCGCGAAAATCGAAACCACGGTCTCAGAGGCAAAAGCCGATCTGCTGAAATCGGTCATTGCGGTTGTCATTGGGGCGGCAACCCTCAATACCGTTGCCGTGCTTGTTGCGATGTTCGGCCTCGCCAAGTTGCTGAAGTAGGGAGGCATCATGACCCCCACCCTCTACGACACCGACTTCTACGCCTGGGCGAACGAGCAGGCCGCGCTGCTGCGGGCCGGGAAGCTCGACGCCGCCGACATCGAGAACATTGCCGAAGAGATCGAGAGCATGGGCAAGGCCGAGAAGCGCGAACTGGTCAACCGCCTGACCGTGCTGTTCATGCACCTCCTGAAGTGGCAGTATCAGCCCCTCTTTCAGGGCGCGTCATGGCGCACGACGATCTTCAACCAGCGCCTTGATATTTCCGATTTGCTCGATGACAACCCGAGCCTCAAACCGCAGATCCCCGAGGCGATGACTCGGGCCTACCGCCGGGCGATCGGCGAGGCGTGCCTGGAAACTGGTCTCCCCGAACGGACCTTCCCGTCCACCTGCCCCTGGTCGTTTGAACAGGCGATGAGCCCGGAGTTCTGGCCGGAGGGGTGAGGACGGGGCGATGGCGCGTATGTGAATTGGCGCGATGTTCGGTCGCACCAAATATGATGGAATTGAACAATGAGCCGACAAGTCATGCTCTTAAAAATATTAATTTAATAAAATGATATATAGCCCCCACCGACTCTTCCTGAAATGTTGTGCTGGCTAATGGCGCCAGTAGAAATGCCATATGATGAGTCAATATCCATTTTTAACCCGCAGTAATCTATTCGCTCGATAATCAATCCTGATGATTCACTGCACCCGTTCATCATCGAGCATTTTGGGCCTGTTTTGTATGGCTTTGCTGATTTTTTTAATACATTATCAACGTAGCGGTAAAAAGAAATCGCGTCCGATGGCACGCAAGACTTTTCGCCTATAGATGAGATTATTTCATATAATCCGGTTAGATTGTAATCATTAAGCGTTTTTGCAGACATTGGGTCTTTTTTAGGTATAAAGCTCAAATTTGTTACAGTCATTGATTCATCGAATGAGATAAATATCGTTACCCTTTCAAAAAAAGGAAACTGGCTCCGTTCATGTGGAAAATAAGCGTAAATCATGCTGTTTTTATCAAAAATCGGCTTACCGTTTATGTCCGTTAAGCCTGAACTATGTAAAACATTTTCACGATAATTGTCTGTTATGGATAACTTTTGTGACAAAGAAGCAACACAAGTGTATAAGTTCCTCCCAATACACCCCTGGATTTCGTTACCGGAATTTATGTTTTTTATGTGAAACAGTATTTCTTCGATAGAAGATGTGTTGATATAAAGCCATTTTTTATAGTTATTTATATTATAATATGGGACGTCATCAGACCGGCCTGGATAGTAACCTGCCGGCTCACCTGCGGAAGAAGCTATGTCGCGCACAACGGGGGCGGATGTTACGCACCCCGCCAACCCCATAGCCAAGATCGCCACAGCAATCCGAGTCCGCACCCCATCCTCCCCTTCAACCAAGAGGAGGATTTTCCTCCGGAGGTGCGCCCTGGTCAATCGGCCTATCAAAGGTCTGTTGGCACAGGTGGCCCCAGCCGCAGAAATCGGGCAACATGCCCAACCTGAGGTGGGGGAAAGGTCGTCAAGACTGCCGCCATGGCTGACGATGACGAGAAAATGGTGATCATCGAGCAGGCCTGCCCGACCTATGGTGGATCTGGCAAGATCCTTCCGCAGTAATTGTTTCGCCGCCTGCCGGCATCGGTCCGCCAGGGCAAGGTTCGGAGAACCCGGTTGCCCCAAGGTTCGGAGAACTGCGTCGAAGGTACGGAGAACAGGATCTCCCTCCGCTTGCCTGATCGACGCCGGCCGCCGGCGGGAAAGTCTACTCAGACTGGCCCTGCCCCGTCCTTCCCCGCTTGGCTTTCCGGGAACAGGAAGGCGATCGCCGCCCCGGCCAACGGCCAGATCAAGGTGAGCCACAATTCCAGGCAACCGGCGCGCCACGCCGCCGGGTTGCTGGCGACGGTGGCGACGGCGGTGATCGCCACGGCACAAGCATGCTGTGACGATCGTTCCGGCAGGCGGGCGGCGAGATAGGACGGCGATGGCATCGGTTATCCCTCCCGGATCAGCGCCGCGACCCGATGCGCCCGGGCGGGGCAATCCTCGCGCGCCCACTTCGAATTGAGCGCCTCGGCCGCAGCAGTGGCGTACTCGCCCCGCTCCAGCGCCGCCAGCATCCGGCGAAAACCGGACAGCCTGCCGATCCCGAGCTGAAAGCACATGTTGGCCAGCCCCCGCTGTCGGGGCTCGGCCATCTGCCGCCACCAAGGCAAGGAGCGATCCAGGTCGCGCAAGACGTCGGCGACATCCTGGCGCAGCCACTCGCCGGCCTGTGCGGCGGTGCAGGTCTGCCCCTCGCAGACCCCGGCAGTGTGGCCGTATCCGATGGTCAGGACGCCGGCCGTGCAGCGATATGCCTCCAGGCGGAGACCCTCATCGCACTGGAGGGTGTTGTAAAGTTGGTTGAGGTCGAGCAAGTCCATCACTCCACAGAGGATCGAAATACGGCTCCGCTCCGGCCGCCAAAGAGAATCTGATCAATCCGGGAATGAATCCGCAAAATTGCGTCCCTCATTTCTTGGCGATGATCGCGTCGTTCCGTGCGGTCGGCTTCGAGCTGGTCGGACAAGGAGTCCACTTTGGCAGCCAATAGTTTGACCGCCGGGCACCCATCGGGGCCGGTGCCATGGCAGTCATCACCGGCATCATCTCCCCTGTCCGGTTGGCTGGGGTTGCGCCAGATCCACAGACCCAGCAGGCCGGCGCCGGCAATGATCACCACAATGACCAGGGCGTAGAGGTTTCCCTCCGCCCCCCTGGTCACGACATCTCCGATAACCGCCCCAGCATTGGCAGCGGCATCGGGCGTTGCAGGCAAAACGGCAGCCACGGCGTCTTGCATGGCGGCTCCTTTCGCAAAAGAAAAGCCGCCCTGAAGTAGGGCGGCTTGCCCAGAGAACGCCGGCAATCAGGCCGCGATATCAGTCTCGACCTCTTCAGCCGCCAGCATGGCGTCCGAGAAATCGAGTGCCTCGCGGGAGACGCGCTGCCACTGAGCCTGTCGGATCTTGTCCTTGATCAGCGTCGCCCCCGCCTGATCGACCAGGACATAGGGCGCGCCGGCCGCTACCGCCGTGTCGATCGCATCCAGGACGCGGAGAGAGGCCCGCATCTCATCGAGGCCGATCGCGGCGCCGGGCACGGGATTTTGGAGGAGGGCCTTGAGGACATCAGCATAGCCGAATTCGCCGTGCGGCCCGGTCACAAGCAGCGGAAACTTGAATTGTTTCAAAGTGGTTCTCCTCCGATTAAGCGTCAATCGCGCCAGCCCAATCGGGCAGAGCCTTGAGCGCAAGGTAAAGGTCTGATCTCGGCGCGTCCTGAAGATAGGACTCACCGGACAAATAGACTTCACGGGTCACAATCGGTTCAGGATTGTCGTCGCGGATTGATTTGGACGGGTATCCGGCGATCGTCAAGGAGACGGTGTCGCCAAATACTTCGGTTTTTGCTTTGATCCTCCAGTATGTCGCAGGAACACCAAAGCTCGTATCAACGCTTTTTTGCAGTCCCATTTTTTCCCCTTAAGCGAGGGCGACGCTTCGCCATGTCGAGCCAAGGCGTACCCACAGTTTGTTGGCAGTGGTGTCTGCGACGATCGCGGCGGCATTGGTGTAAGGCGCCGTCGGTGCCCCTGTCGGCGTCCCAGCGCACGACGGAATCCAGAGAAAACCGGCAGTGGCGGTGGTGGCCAGGGCGGCTGATCCGACGACGAGGCCGCCGTAAACCGACAGCGACGAGGGCGATAGGCGCATCATTTCGTTGGTTGTCGCGGAGCCACCGGCAAAAAAGCGGATCACGCCAACGGATGAACTGGCGCCGATATTGAGCCCGGGCGCACCAGACGTGAAAAGGTATGGTACGTTCGCCGTCAGAAGTCCGGTTGCCGTATAAGCTGACCCGGTGATACCGAAATAGACACCGTTACTTCCATTGATCGCCATGTAGCGAGCGTGGACATTTTCGCTGGCCGCCGTTGACTTATTTGCAAGGACGACATCGGTCGCCGCATCCTGGTTTTTCAGGATGTTGATAAAATACATATCGCTTGCGGTTGGCGCCTCCCCCCCGGGGTACCCGAGAGTCAGGCCATAGGCTGTGACGTTGACGGCACCGGGGGCAGAGAGATTGAACGACCCGGAAGATTCTTTGAGGGACAAGGAGACATTTCCGTCGCTCCCCATCACCAGCGACAGGCCGTCAGCACTGGTGGAGCCGGTCCCGGTTGTCGTCAGGTGCAGTTCGGCACTGCCGCCCCCGCCGACGTGAATGCCCTTGGCCGATGCCAAGGTGGCATTAACCCCGGTGCCAACCGAAAGATTACCGGTGATGATGCCATAGCTGGTGCCGAACGACGCAGCCAGGGCGCCCGCGCCGATCAGGCCAACAACACCCGCGCCGGGCCGATAAACCCCGGTGGTGGGATCGGAGGCGAAATAAAGCCCCGGAGCGGTCAGTGTGCCGTTCGCGACCGAGTGGATAAAGCTGTTGGTTGCGGTGTCAATCGAACCGAGCGCAATCCAGTCCGTTCCATCGTAAATTTGGACGGGCCATAAAGTTGTGGCGTTGCCGATCCAGAATTGGCCGGCCTTGGCCAGGGAAGGGGCTGAAGCTCCGATAAAGTTGGTCGCCAGCGAATCAAGAGCGGCGTTGGTTTTGGCGACAAGGGAGGCGCCGGAAAGCGGCCCGCTCGTCGGAATGACGATTGCATTCTGAGACATCAGTACCCCACGGCGGTGTAATGGACGGATCGGGCAACGCCGACGCCGCCATTGAAGATTTGGACGGTGAAGCCGGTCAGGGATTCGTCCGTGATCGAGATGACGTCCCCAGCCTGAGCGCCCCGGACGGTGATCTGGACGGCGGGGGTGGAAGCACCATCGGGGCCGCCGACAAACCGGTGCGGGTAGGTGACCGCCCGCCCCTCGGCCGGCACGGTCATCGCCGCAGCCGAGGCGGTGCGATCCGGCATATCGACGATCATGACAAACGAGGTCATCAGCGCGACGGTCTGATCGTCCCAGGCGGAAAGGGTGATGCGCGCTTGGAAATACTGACCGACGTAGGATCCTGGCCGATACGTCTGCCAGTCCGACCAAACAGGGCTTGCGCCGGCCGGGGCGATCCGAATTTCGATCAGGCTGTTGATCCGAGGCCCATAATAGGCGTCGGTGACATCAGCGTTTCCAAGAATATCCCCGTTATCAAACAGGTCAGAAAAAACGGGGACGCCCTTCGCATCAGTCCTCACCCGGATCGCACAGGCCGCCGACCTGCCAATATTGACGATATCCGATTCAGGGATGGTGTACGTTCCAGGCTTTGTCCCCTGCCATATGATTGATGACAGGCTGATGGCGTCATTAATCCCCAGGACATCATCAAGCCCGACCGTCGCCACGCCGATATCGAGCAGGGCCAAGCCGCCCTCAAACGTGCCCTGCCAGCCATTTGCGGCCTGGTCCTGGGTCGCCACCACATTCCCCGGCAGCCGGGCCTCCTCAACGACAACGGCCACCGGTGCGGCTGAATAGACGACAATGTCACCTGGCGTGACGTAGCGGGCGGTCACCCAATAGGTGCCATCGTCAGCGATCCGCCAGTCAGGCGTGGCGGGCCGGCCGATGATTCTTGCCGTCTCGAATGTGTCGCCCTGGCGGACCTCATAAATCGGAGAGCGCCAGTCGGTCACGCTGTTCCAGCGCAGATGAGTCCAGCCCTCAGAAACAATCGTCGTGAGATTTGTGACGTTGGGCAACGGAGCCAGCAGTGCGGCGCCGGTCAGGTGGAACGTAATCGGGTTGATTTCCGACAGGTCTTCCAGGCCGCCGCCTTGCACATTGAACGAGCGGAGCTTGATCAGCAGGGTCTGGCCGGCCTGATCGGGGGAAATATCGAGCTTCAGAACGGCCTGATCGAGCCTCATAAACGAAGCCCCGGCCCGATGCTGGGCGGCTGATGTCCCGTATTGGCCCCGCCGGAGATAGGTCAAGTTATAAGCGCGAATCCCTGACAGGGCGGCGGATTTGTAGGCGACCAATTCAGATCCGCCGATCACAGCCAGCGTGGCCAGGGCGTCGGCATCCGATTTTGAAACACTGGTCAGCGTCGCCCGGTCATCACGCATTATCACCCGGATGACGTTGGAGAGATCCGGGTCGGCTTGTTTTGGCAGCAGAGAGGACAGGGTGCCGATCCGGGCGCTCGACGAGATCACGCCCCAGCGGGCATACTCCTCGCCGTCAGTGCTGACCCAAACTTCTGCGCCGCCCCAGTTGCTGCCGCCGCAGGCGCCGACCCAAACCTGAAGGCCGTTGCGGGCTAGGGTAGCCGGTGGCTCCCAGATCACCGATCCGGTGACCGGTCCGGGCGGAAAGTTGAAATCGACATCCTCTCCACTGAGATCCTGGTGCGGATAAACAGCCTCCTCGGCCAGCGCCCCAGGGACCTCCTCCGCCTCGACCGACAGAATCCCGTCGTCGTCCTCTTCGATGCTGACGATTCGCACCAGCTTACGAGCCAACCGGAGCCCGCCCACTTTGGTGGTCAGCGTCACGAAATCGATGTGTGGCTCAAGCCGGCAATAGCGCCAACCCAACTTGAATTTGTAAACATTCCTGACAAAAAGACCGCGCCATAAGATAAGTTGTGCGACTTTCTTTGCAATTTCTGTTGTTGTAATCCAGTGCGCCTGGATAGAAGACGCGCTTTTTAATCCGAATTTGTCGATATGGGCTTGGTCTCTGGCGGTGTAAGTCGTTATATTGTATTCTCTACCTCTATTAAGGTATTCAATCGTTACTTCGTTGTAAATCTCTCCAGCATATTTCCGCTCGCAAATGATCGGCTCTTCGTCCGGGCCTGAAACGATGAAATCGTCGTCGGTGAGATCGTAAGCGGGGGTCAGATCGGGGGTATAGGTGCCGCCGGCACTGCTGCTCACTGTGGCGTCGGCGTAGGGTGCGATCTTCAGCCGCCCGTCCGAAAAAACAGCATCGCAATTGAGGGTTTGCAGCCACGCCTTGAGCGTGTCGGCGGCGGCGGCTTGCTCTTCCAGCACCGGACTGATCCGCAATTCAGCCGCAGCGGCATAGTCAGACAGTCCCAGATCCTGGTACAGATTCATGTCCCAACCTACGTCGGTCAGAAAATCCTGAACGACTTTCCCAGCATCAGCATCCGGGCTGGCGCTGGATGCGCCCTGCCCCTGCACCTCAAAAGCGAGGTTTGGAAGCGTAGAATCATTGCCGAGATCAAGAGGCCCAAATGCGGCGATTGCGACCCCAGAATAACTAAGCGCCTTTTCAGGGTGAATGCTGCTTAAAACATTCCATGGTTGTTGATTATTATTCCCAACAAAAAGATAGGATTTATCAATCCCCGCCATATTTGTTTTTTTCTTATTTTTCCATACCTGACCAATCCCTAAAATGGGGCCTTCACACAGGGCCAACTGTATTTTGGTGGAATAGGTATAGGAAACCGATCCACCGCCATCGGCCCCCCCCTTGCCGCTTGACGCAGACTGATGAGCCTCACTGGCAAAATCCCCGTACCAGATCAAGTTTCCGGTAAGGCGGTTTGTTCCCCTGACCCAAGGAATTGCTCTGCCATAGCAAGACGTGTTGACCTTCAGCGAAGTAACTGCCGGCGATTGCTTTGACTGCGTCTGGGCGCCCCCGAACATACTCATGCCGAGCAGGCCTCCCACAGGCTGAAATATCTGATCGGGCGAGGCGCTCCATTTTTCATGAACGCGATTTCCATGTTTTGGCTGGCATCATCCTCGACCACGCCGTGCCGGATATGGGCGTGGATGAAGCGCGGCCAGCACGTGACGATTCCTCCGTGGGCGTAGCAGCGAGCAAATTTCCACAGGACAAAATCGCCCGGCCGGGGATCGCCCGGGATCTCGTGCGCGACTGCCAAGACGATGTCGAGATACCGTTGCTCATCGTGATGGACGTGCCACGCGGCCGGGTACTCCCCGAAATCCGCCGGCGCCATCAGTCCGCAAGCGGTATAGACCCCCTGAGGGAACATCGCGCAATCGACCCCGACACCACGAATCGTCCCACGATGGTGGTAAGGCGTGCCCAGCCAGAGCCGGGCCTCCGCCACAACAGCGGCGCGGCTTGCCTTTGACATGGCGAGATCCTTTGTTAGACGGCCAACTCGGATTTCGGGACAAAGGGGAAGCCTGCAAAGTGCGAAGCGTTGTTGTAACGCGACGCGCAGGTTCTTTGCTTCCCAGCCTTGTCGCTCGAATAATTGACCGTGATTTGCTTACCGACCAATTCAGGCGGGAACGTCAGCGTCAAGAGATCGCTGCTTATTGAATATTGGTTAACGTCAGGGTTTTGATTAACTCGTGTCAGGGCGATGGCTGGGTGTGATACCCATGTGTAAGCGAAGCCGCTTGAATATTCATCATAATAGAATATGGGTTTCCCATTGCTATCAAGGGCTTGTTCATATGAATTGTACTGATCCCTGACACAGCTTTTAATCTCAACAATTTCTCGACCGGCTTCCGGGACAAGACGATATGTCAATTCTTCAGGGACTTGAAATTTTTTGCTAAGAATATCACCGAGCGATAGAGTTCTATCGCAACCCGGCGTTATTTCAACTTGGTCTTGATCGGCGGGGGCCACTGGCAGTGGACCGGTTAGCCAGATCCTGCGGCCATCATCCCGTTTTACCGTCGCGAGTATGCCGGCGTTGACACCAGTCAGGAAACGCACGGTTCCTTGTTCATAATAACCGGGTTCGTTTGGGGTGTTTTGGCCCAGGATAAGGACTCTCGCCGTCGAGGCTCCTGTCACATAAGTTGTCATCGCGTACTTTCCGCGATCGACACCACATCCGGCGTCACCGAAGACATGGGTGCATGACGGTGAATAAACGCGCTTCGGCATCTGGACTTGGAGAAGGTAAATATCTGTTTGCGCTGTCAGCGTTGCTGTTACCGTCCCGGGCTTGACGTCGGTAATCTGGCCGCTGAACGTCAGGATGCTGCCAATGGGGGCCGGGTCGCCCCAACTTTCGAAGAAGAACCGGATCTTGCGAATTGCAGCACAGTCGAAAAAGCCCCGCTCCAGGGCCTGTAGCAGGGGCAGCCCCCGGAACAGGGTGGCTCCGGGAGATACGGTGATGTCCTGGGTGTCGACCTCCAGCCCCCGGACGAGGCGCATTTTCCCGCCGCTGATGATCGGCCCCAGGGTGTAAGCCACTCCCTCATAGGACACAGGGATATCACCGCCTGACCAAGTCAGCACCGTCCCGTCGCCGGTCTCGATCCGCCAGCAATCGACAAAGCGAAGCGTCGTTGCTGTGTTCAGGTGTATGGCAAGGGCGTCAGAGCAAGACTTCATGACCTATTCCTTGACGCTTTCGAATTGGACTTGGCCATTTTCCCAGAAGCAAGACATCATCTGCGAGAACTCAGTTTCATCAGACAAAAAGCGACAGCGAAAATAGAACGTGAACGTGGATGAAATCTGAGCACCAACGGGAGGGGCGCTGCTGAACGTCAGTAAGCCAGTTGATTTATCAACGACGAATGCTGAAGTTGAAGTTCCGTCTATTTTTACGGACGACAAGACGTTGATCGCCCGGACCGGCTCGGTCCACCCCCCAATCGTGCGGACCATCTGGAATGATCGAGTCTCGCCGTCACCCGCCCCGATCAATTGACCGGTGGCGGTGTCGTCGCTGGGATCGCGATAGAGCCAACTATTGCCCTGGCCAGCGGCTGCCAGAAAAAACCCAACCAGTGGCCGCAGCTCGTCATAGGCGCTCGAATCGCGCAGGAACTCGTAGACCATCTCGAACCGCCACCGGGGGTAGGCCCATCGCTGGACCCGCTGCTCCCGGCCCGAGGCGCCGGTGGCCACCGTGGTGGAGAAGATCGGAGTCTTTTTGTTGCCGTAGGTCAGGCCGGGCAGCTCGGGATAAACCAGTTCGGCCATGGCTCGGCTCCAAAAGAAAAGGGCCGCCTCTTTCGAGAGCGGCCCCGATGGGTCAGGGGGTGGTGGTTAGCAGGCCGGCAGCGTCTGAACCACACGCCCGAGGACGTAACTGATATTCCTTGCCGTAAGCCTGTTGCTGATGATCTTTGATCAGATCAATCCAGTTCATGCCTTCACAGGGTCTGAAATGGTGGCCTCGAATGCCATCCGATCAGATCATGCCCATCGATTAGCAGCAGCCGATCAGATTTACTGGCTGAATCTACCGCATCGGCGGTGAAGCGAGACGTCGTCACAAAATAACCACGCGCGGCGCCGCTTTCCTCGATAACGCCTTTGAATTCGCGCACCTGCGGGGCTGACACGGGATTGTCGAGCGCATATCGCTTGCACTGAATCACAAACAAACCGTCAGCGTGCCGGGCGAACCCGTCAACCCCAAAGTCGTTCGACTTTCGCGTTACCCAAGCGACCATGCCGGCGTCACTGAAAAAACTGACAACGTGCCGCTCAAACTCAAAAGGATCCATATCCAAGAGCTTTTGGAGCAACCGGGAATCGTCCGATGGCATCTTGTACCGCTTCGACTCAATCGGCTCATCACGCATCGCCGCTTTCAAAGCCGCACTAGTGCGCCGTGCGATCTCGTCCTCCGCGATCACCTCAAGGACCGCCATTATTAATGGAGATGAATCTTTATTTGTTGTAAAACTCTCTAGAACAGCCGTGATGCCTGCCGATCCTAAGAAAATAAGCAGCAGAACAGGAAGGCCGATCGCGCTCCCGATCGCTGCCACGCCAGCCCCTTGTCCTCCGACAAATGGGGCTGCAAACAATGTTATGGGAATGGCAATTTTTACCGAAAGCGGCAAATCGGCGTTCTTATAATTTTTGATCGTCTCAGCGATGCTGTGAGCAAAGACACGGGCTGTCTTGCGTGCATCCATCAGGCCATATAAGGCTGAAAATTTCTCCCGTTTTGTCCCATCGCTTGCCAGAATGTCGCGTGACCTGGCAAGCCAGTCAATGATCTCGCGCCGGTCATCCTCGTTCGACACCCCATTAACCGCCCGCGAGAACACGCGAACGACCCATTCTCGGATATTTTCCCGCACATCTGCCATGGAATCACCCCTTGGTTGCAACAGAACCATCCTGTCGCAGCCAAGCGAGTTCGGCAATATCAGCGCAAAACACCTTTGCCCGGGCGGATAGATGGGTTGCCATTTCTGGCCTGCCTATGCAGGGTGGCTGCCAAGGTGGGGCCATGGCTGGCGATCAGGCGCTTGATCCCCTCGCCGTCATTTACGCCGCCGTGAAAATGAAGGTGAACCCCGCCGCCACTGCTTCCTGGGGCAGAGGCGCTCCGGGATGTTGCCAGCGGCGGCTGGCGATCTGCAACACCAGCGGAGGACGGATTGGTCAGCAGGTCGCGAAGGGGTGCCGCGTATTTAGCCGGAAGAACCATTTCCTGTTTGTGGAGGACGGTTCTGGCCCCGTCACAAGGAACTTCCCCCCAGCCACCTTCGGCCGAGGTAATGCTGTATGCGATACCAGCAACAGCAGCAAATGCTCCGGCGGCGGCGATTGGAGCCAGCACTGGGCCGACGTAAGGAATCGCCGCAATAGCCGCATAAGCACCAGCCATCGCGGTCCATGCATCCATCATGATCGATTTGATCGATGTGGCGGCCTTAATAGCAAGGCCCGTAAGGCCACCCGCCGCAATGGCACCATTTTTTGACGCCTCGCCCGTAATAACCGCCCCGGTTTCCGTTGCGGCACCAGTTGTTACAATAGTGGCCTGCTGCGCCGTGTTGGTGGCTTTAATCCCGGTTTGGGTAGCTTCCCCGGTGCCAACAATTCCAGTTCGTGTTGCTGTTGCCGTGCTGGTTACCGCTGTTTTTGTTGCCTCAAACCCCATCCATCGCCCAACAGCCGTTCCAGCAAACAGGTTTTCTGCCGCCGCCATAACAACATGGGTGTGCAGCCAGTTCGCAATCATCTTGACGCCCATGCTAGCGTAACTGGCGGCGATCGACTGTGCGGCCTGCCGCACGAGCTGTTTTTGGGTCAGCGTCCCCTGGATAAAACCTTGCGTCATCTGATCGATCGCTTGGCCGAAGGGAGCCGTCAGAGATTTCATCGTCGCCTGACGGCCGATGACTTCCTGGTGGTCGATCTGGAGTGTCCGCAGAGCTCGCCGCTGTTCGAGGTCGACCAATTGATTGGCGACCGTTGCCCGAGCTGCCTCATCCTGGCCGGCGAGTTGAAGTTTCTTATCGAGCAAGTCTCGTTCAATTTGATATTTCTGCTCGGCGATCTGCCGCAGCGACGCGATTTCTTCCCTACCGTCGACAGTCCCCATTGATTTTCCGAAGGAAAGATTTTCCTCTTGTATTGACACGCCGTAGCTGGCTTGATTAGCAAGGCCATCTGATTCAATGCTTGATGTAGCCTTTGATGCCCTTTGCCTCTCAAGCAATGCAGACTTAAGATCTCTTGTTCTCTGTGTCTGTTGCTCGGCCATCAACTGCGTGACGGATGATTCTGCCTTTTTGATTTCTTCAAGATTCATCGAATCGTGAATTTTCAAATCTACAAGCCGCTGTTGGGCGGCTGCAAGTTTTACAGCCCTCTTTTTGTCCTCAATCTCAATAGCCAGATCCGCTTCTTCAACGGCAGAAATTTCGCCCATAGCTCGACGCTGGGCGAGAATTTCGCGCTCAGCTTCAAGCCCAGCCAAAGCGATTTTGGATGATGTCTCCGCCGAGGCCATTTTGATTCGAGCCACTTGCTGCCCGGCCTCGCGCTCGGCCTGTTGAAGCTTGACAAGCTCGGCAAGGTATTCGACGGAATCATCCCCCTTTGCCGCCCTGACTGCCTCGGCAATTTCCCGCTGCTTGGCAACGTGGGCCTCGCCATTTTTGGCAACCTCCTGCTCTTCAGCGCGCAGACGCAGCACGGTTGCTTTCAGGGCGCGGTCAGCCTCGGCGTTCGAGGCCGTTTCCCGCTCTTTCCGGGCCGTCTCTTCGGCCGTCGCGCGCGCCTTGGCCTCATCCCGTCTGAGACCTTGCATGATGGCGTCGATTTGCTTGACGCCTGCCGTTTGCGCCGCCTCCTCGGCAGAGAGGGTTTTCGGCATTTCGGACAGCATGGTCTGGCGCTTCTGCGCCCAATATTCGATCTCCTTCTGCCGGCTCCAGGTCAACCAGTTTTCCTCCTGGAGCTTCAGCGCCTCCAGTGCAGCCCGGGCTGCCTCAACGGCTTTGCTCGTCGATGCATCGGTCGCTGAGACTTCGCGCTTATGCACTGACGGATCATCAGGACGACTATCCACCTTATCGGGGATAGCCGGCGGATTGACCAAGCGGGGGACGGCGGCGTGCGCTGCCACCTGGGCATAGTCTTGGACGGACCGTGCCGCTGCGGCCATAAGGCCGGGGATGCGCTCCATCAGGCGAACGGTTTTATCCCAAGCACTGGATATCGTTTCGCCACCGCTTTCGACAGACGCCATAGCAGATGAATACTCGTGCGCAAATTCTTTTGCTGCGAGGGATATGTGCAAAAGGGCCGCAACCTGCCTTTCCTCAAACTCTTTTGTCGCCGCCTTTTTAGATTCTTGATCGGCAATATATGCGCGGTCCAGTTCTCTTATTCTCGCATTGCTGTCAGCGATTGCGTTCGCGTTGGCCTTCTGGATTCTATCAAGTTCAGTAAAGGCGTGCGAAATACTCCCTGCTCCAGTGGCGATCCCGTCCAGAAACTGCTGAGCATTCTCTCCCAGAACCTCGCGAATTGTGTGCATTTTGGCAGAGCTGTCTTTGATGCCTGCCATCCTTTGAGCAAACTTGTCGAGAGCTTCTGCCGCGTTATCAGCCGTAATACCTAGATCCTTAAAAATCTCTCGGCCTTTTGCCCCCCCGTCGTTGGTATCATCAAGGATATCGTTGACATGGCGCAGGGCAGATGCGGCGGCTTCCTGGGAGATGCCATAATCTCGTGCAATTCCTCCGGCTTTTGCCATTACATCAGCCCCGGATCCCATTTCCAGGGTGAGGAGGCGATGCGCATCGGCCGCCGCAAGGCTGGCGTCGGAAAGTGCGGCGAGTAGCGCCGTCGAACCAGAAATTTCTCCTTCCCATGCCTGCTCTGCGGCAATGGCCTCGGAGATTTTTTCGGCGATATATTCAATCGCCTTATAAGCTAGATATGTCGCTGTCGTTAATGTAGCAAGAGCAGCAGCGGCGGTGATGTAATACCCGGTCAATGAATCTTGGGTATCGCTAGCCCGCGTCGCTGCATTTGCTAAGCTTTCTGTCGCACCAACAAGATCTTTTGTCTCGACAAGGAGGTTGCCTTCCGCGTCAACGGCCTGCACTGAGACCTTGGCCAATGACTGATTTGCATCAGCGGCGCTTACCGTCTCGCTGGAAAATTTCGAAACCAGCTCGGAGAGATAGCCGGCGGCGGCCGACGCGGTGTTCATGACGCCAACGACAGTGGAGATTTTTGCTGAGGCCTCGGATGCTGCTATACCGGCAGGCACAAGCCCCACCGCATCAAGCCCAGTCGATGCCGCCCCAGCCGCCTTGCTGATGAGGTCCAGCGCGCTGGCTGCTCCAGCAATATGCGTGGTAGCCACAGTGGTGGCAGCAGACAGCCTACTGTGGGCATCAGTTGCAGTGCGAGCGGCCTCGGTCGCGCGTTGCATTTGAGCGGCATGGAATGCCAGCGCCTCAGATGCAGCCAGCGATCCACCTGACATCTGACCGATACCAGACGACGCAAGGCCAAGCGCGTCGGACATTCTTGCCGCCGCTGCTCCACTCTGAGTGAAGCCGACACGCTCCAGCTCCGTCGATGCCTTTCGCGCAGCGTCAGCAAAAGCGGATGCTTGAGCGGCAGCTCCACCCATTTTGTCGGACGACAGGGACATGGTCGAAGCGAATCGCGCCTGCGCTTCTGATGCTCTGGCGGCGGCGTCCACCATTTCCTGGTAAGCCCGCACACCTGCGGAGGCGTCAACGCGGAGTTCAACAACGTCGTCACTCATGGTGCAATCCGATCGATGATGAGGGCGGGATAGCGGACCGCCGACTTGTTTCCGGCCGAGCCGCCCATAACGGCGCCCCCTCCAAAACCAGCCCACCCAGCTTCGATGTGATATTTATTACCAAAACGGCGCGCTAGCGTTTCTGCGGCATGTGAATAAACACCGTCTGGCGCCTGAGGTGACTGCCCATGCTCTATTTTATTTGAGTATGGAAGAGTACTGGCAATCACTATATTTTTTTCTGATCCAAGCTCTGCAATATCTGAAACCATCGATCCATTAATGTATACCTGATGAGATCTCTGATAAGCCCCAGTCTTTATTGGGCTTACTGCGCTAAGAATTTCAATAGCGGCAGATATTATCTCGGCAATATCATAGCCGAAATGGACTTCTATTACTCCGAATGGCTGAACATCTTCAATTGATCTTCCATGAACACCATCAACAATTGTCTCAATTACGGATGGATTGCTTTTCCTCACGACAAGCGATACTAATTTCCGCGCCATTTCAACCTGCGAAACGCGGATTTTTTCCAAAAGTAATTTGTTAATATTCGCTATTTGCGGTGAGAAGTCAGATGCCATGGTGGAACCCAAAAAAGGAGCCTCCTCATAAAGAAGACGGCTCCTAATTACAACGGCGGCATCTCCCCCGTCATTGCCGTGAAAAAATCGGCAAAGCTTGCCGCGTCAGAAACCGGCTCAGGCTCGTCTTTACCGAGTCCAAAATATCCAGCGATCATGATGTGGATTGGGGGGAAGCGCTTCCAATACTTCAGAAGCGCCTCATAGCGGGGGAGGGTCAGCCTGTCCACATCTTCCCAGGTCCAGCCCGTCGCCATGATGACGTGAGCATAGATCCCCTCCCAATCTACTCCCCCGCCGGGGTATCCTCCGGCGTGGCGGTTTCTTTCGTGACCAGACCCGAAACCTTGGCGATCCCGCCAATCGCTTTCCAGATCTCGGGCGCGGTAGTCGGAATCTGTTCAACTTCCTCGATCGGCCGATTGATCGCGACCGCGATGATCCCCATGGCCGTACTGAAGCAATCGGGATCCATCAGGTCGCCGCTCAAAAGGCCTTTCCAGGCGCTCAGTACGTGCCGAAGCTTGCCGAACGGCAGGGCGCTAATCTTGATCGCCTCGCCACCCAACATGATGGTGGTGGTTTCGATGATATCAGCCATTAGGACATCTCACTGAAGTTGAAGGTTGCCACCTCGCCGGAAGCATCAGCAAAAGCGGAAAAGTCAAATTCGCTGACAAGAAAGTCTTCTTGCTTGGTCGGGACGGTGAGCTTGCTCGAAACGCAAGCATTGAGCTTGACTGACGCCGCCTTAATGCCATCCGGAGCCGTGTACGAAGTCTCAAGGACAGCCTTGAACACAGGCTGAATGCCGAGGGGCTTGTTCGTTACAACGAAACTCTGCCCAGAAGTCGCCGTATAGGTGTAGGAAAGGCGCACATCCTTACCGGCATCACCGGAGAAGAAAGTGTACACCCCCGTGGCCTCGTTGACAGTGTACTGCCCGCCGACGGGGGAGGAGACGACACGGCGGAGAGACGCCCCGGTATCACCAAAAGTCACGCCCAGGTCGTCGACGATCGTGACGGCGGGAGTGATGGTATAAGTCGACGCGGCCGGAATGTTATAGGCAACGCCGTTGGCGGTGACGGAGGTGCGGCCGTTAACCAGACTTGCGCCGAAAAACAGTTCCCCGATAAGGCGGCCATGGAGCAGGCCGGTCTTGGCCTTTCCGGTGATTTTTGAGGTTCCTCGCGCGATCGCGAGGGGGAACTGGGATCCACCAAAAAGTTCTTTGGTGGTGGCCGAAAACTCCAGGCTCACATCCTGCAAGGCGCCAAACTTCACAGGCGTCGCGGTATAGGTGGGCGAGTTGATATCCGTCCGGACACCCCAGAGGGTGCCGGCGCCGAATTGGTACATGGGCATGAAGGAAATCCTTCTGAGGGAGGGGCGGCGCCTCACGGCGCTGCTGGGGGGGCTCTGTCTGGAGATGCGGCGCCTCACGGCGCGGCCGGCCTTGCCCAAGGGCCTAATCGGGGCGGTTAATCAGCGGCGTCAGCGAACTTGAGGAAGGCGGCTAACTCCCTTTTGGCGAGGGTCACGTCCTGCAAAAGGGCGGGCGCCCGGGCGATAGGGGAGGTCACGATATGCTTCAGCCACCACGCTTCGAGGTCGGCCAGCGCGGCCTCCGCTTTGGTCTGGGTGCGCGCAGGGGTGAGATCCGGCGCCATGGTGGCGTCGGTCGGATCGATGTCGGACATGGGAATCCTGGGGCTAGGAGGTGACTTTTTCGACGTAGCGAATCAGAAGTGACCGCTCGGAGAAATCGTCGGGGCGGAGAAATGACCCGGTATGCAACTTGATCAGCACGGCCACGCCGGATTCGATCCGGTCGGCCAGAGCGCGGAGAGCGGTGGCGACCGCTGCCGGGTCAGTGCCAAAAACGAAATCGCATCCCCGTCTCCCGAGAAGGGCTGCATCAAAATGACCCACTGCCGGCGGCTCGGCGGTGTTCGCAGTCAGGACTTGATTGGCTTCGCAATGGGGCGCTACCCCCAAAGCGCCAGGAGCCCCGATCGGCTCGTCATCACCCTCAAGCATCTTGTGCTCCTATGTCTAGGGCGGCGGCAAAGTCATCGGCGGATTGGCAGACGGTCATGCGATCAAGCCTCGGACAATGCTGAATGTCCCTGAATAGACGGTTGACACGTCCCCAGAAGCGTCAATGACTTGCGCCTCATGGTAGTGATCACCTTTGAGGCTTGCCGTGTCCTGGGGCTGGAGCGTAATGACAAACACCCCGCCAGGGGCCGAAGTTATGTCAATGCCATCCGCCAATGATTTTGAAATGAGCGGAGGACCGGAGACGCTTCGTGCCGCTTGCCAAGTGATACTTGTCACGCCGGAGAGGTTTACGGCCGATCCGTCCTGGTCTTTGAGGGCGAAGACCAGACGCTTTGAATCGCCCTGCACCACGTCAAAGTCGGTCATGCGGCAAGACCTCCAGCCAAATTGACAGTCGATTTCCGCACGGCGCCCACCGAGACCGAGGTCACTCTTCTCGCAACGAGCCGAACGTCAGCCGATCGTGTTGCCGCAAGAGCAATCGTTCCGATCACAGGGTTGCTCGAATTGACGACGGAGCACTCGACCAGCCCTGATCCACTGATGGAAATTGATAAAATCCTGCCAGACGAGACTGGCGCTTCTACCGATCCACATCCAGAAAAAAGAACAGCCTGAAAGACAGATTTCTTTTTAATTTCAGCTTTTGCTTCTCCACTGCCAGATACTTCGGCAGAAAACGCATAGATTTTCTCGATATGAGCAGTTGATTTTCCGCAACCAATTAAGCCGACACTGACATATCGATTTGTTTTCGTTTCTGAAAAAACAGTCCCCCGCCCTGAAACTGCGACCTCTATGCCACTGACCTTCTGCACCTCGGCTGCAACGAGACCGCTGCCTCTGATGGAGATGCCGGCGGCTTCCGCGCTTTTTCTGATCGCGACTGAAAGGGTGCCGCTACCGGACACCAGGGCAGCAACCGCAGCCCCCTTTTCAGTCGAGACTGAAACTAGGCCGGATCCCTGAACTGAGACGGCCGAGCTAGACCCCTTTGAAATCTGCACCGAGATGCTTCCGCCACCAGACACTGCGGCGGAGACCTCACGAGCGACAATGATGCCGGCCCGAGCATTGATCGGGAGAGCGTTAACCGCCGCACCACCCAAGGCAAAAGACAATCCGGCTCCAGCGGGGACGCCATTGATGAGCGTCACATTGATCGCCGTGCCGTTGACGCGCATGAGGACTACCCTCCGGTGACAACGGCCTCGATAGAATCACAGGCGGCCTTATCCTGGTCGTCGGTCGCGGCAGCGGCAGCCGCGCGCACGGCAGCCTCAGCGATGTCTCCGGCGCTGCGGATCGCCGCCCGCTGGTCAAGGACATCCTGCGGC